AGCGTCAAGAGTCCGCCATTCAAGGAATGCTTTGTCGGCACTGTATGCAATGCCGGAATTTTGCCAGCCTTCTTTTGGGACTGAATGTTGCAACCCAGTAAACGCCCGGATAACTTCAGAAAAGTCTCGGCCTTCATTTGAGTTAAACGCACCGACAACGTTTTCCCACAAAGCAAACCTTGCGCCGCTGTGCTTGTTACACCACTCGATAATTTGCATTGCTTTGTAGAACAATCCTGATCTTGTTTTGCCATTTTTAAAACCCTCACGTTTACCTAATGCGCTTAAATCCTGACACGGACTACCAAAAACAATTAAATCAATAGGACCTAATTGTTTAATATCCTCTTCAGTGATCTTGGTAATGTCACCTAAATTCGGAATATTTGGGTAATGATGCGCTAGCACTGCGCAAGGGAATGGTTCAACTTCAGAGAATGCAACCGCCTGCCAGCCCAAAGGTTGCCAAGCCACGGTTGCGGCTTCAATGCCACTGAATAAACTAAGATAGCGTATCGCCACGTTCATCACCTCTTTTAAATTGGTGACGCTCGCGGCGTTCTGCTTTAACTACGTACTTACAACGTGGACATTTTATTTCAGTTCGTCCAATTAGTTTGCAAAGTAACTTATTACATTCTGGGCATCTAACTTCTTTCATACCTTCCTTAACTACACAATAAGGATCAATTAACCACCAAATCTCGCCTTTATCATTTTTTCAATCAACGGGGCTACATTTTTAAACGTCCGCTCCCCGAATAAAAATATAAGCACTAATAAGTTTATCACCCACAATGCCGATTCTTGTGTTTGCGTGAGCGCTCCCCACTTACCACTAAACCACATCGCATCCATATACATTGTTGCAAAACCCCATGCGGGGCGCTGCACTCCACGTAAAAACAAAATGAATGCACCTAAAAAAGGAATAGACTTGAGGTCTTTGGCTGTGCCTTCCATCTCTGCAATGCGGCGATTAAACTCTGCGGTTTGCTCGACTGCCGCCTTTAATAGCAATCTTTCTTGCTCATTTGCGGTGCGTTCAATATTAATCTGTAGCTTTGCCTTTTCAGTGTCAGACATAGACGGCGGGAAATACTCTGAAACTTTATCAACCAACTTTTCAGCCAAACCACCTGACAGAACATTAATTAAACTCATGCTCTTGTTATCTCCAAGTCGTGTTCTTCTTCACCAAGCAACTCGATCAAATCATTAAAAGCTTGGGTGCTATTCATCACTGACCACTGGCCACTCGTCACACCAAAATTTATACCTGGTGCAACACAACCGGCTAACTGGTCAGGTCGGTTCGCAATATGAAGCAAACAATGTGTACGCAATGACGGGCCGTTAACTGTCACCCCCAACGACGGGGCAACCAGCGCAAAACATTTGTCATATTTCGGTGAGTTATGCGGCACAAGCTTATAGCGCCCCTCGGGCACACAACTTACAAATGGCAGGTTGTTATTCCATTCGCGCTCAACGGTCACGCAAATCAACTTATCAAACATAAATAAATCACCGAACGTGCCATGGTCAAAGTATCGGCGCTTAATAGTTAGTTGCATTATATTCTCCAGTAAAAAGCTGGGCGGCGTATACTTCTGCGCGCCACTGCGGCCAATGGTTTAACACGCAGCGCGCTGCAACTTCAAAATCAAAATTGCATAACGCCCGCGTCAAATACACGGAGTCGTTAAAAACATCACGGCCCAACCAATATGCAATTGCTATCACCGCTTGCTGACGCTCGTAGCTAAATTTTTCAATCGGAATTTTGGCGTGAAGCTGTTCAAACAAATACATCAAATCTGCGGCCAACTGCTGCTCTGCCTCTTCTTCGCTAAGCGGGTTTAAGCTCAAATCACGCTGTAATTCTTTTAAAGTGGGGTATTCGTCAGGGCGATGACCAAAGCCAAATAACGCAAAATCAGTCAAGCATTCAGTCGCTATAAACTGCTCATGACGTTTTATCATTGCGATCAAATTCATCATGACGGGCTCGTAAATAAAAAAAGGCCCTTAAAACGCTAAGGGCCTCTAATGCAAGTTGGGAAAGTAAACTGCAAGTGGACGTAACAAACCCACCATACGCAAAACAATAGAGCAAGCCGCCAATAATTTCAACACAAAAAGTGATTTTATTTAATTTTATCTCTTTTTGTGATTATTTTGACGATAAAAAATCATTAATACCCAGCGGATCACGGTAAAAAACACACCGCAAAATACGCTGATACCATGCCAATTCACGCCAACGCAATGCAGCCTTTTTAATCTGCCTTGTAGTGCACAACTCACCAATCACAACATTCACCGTCGCCATTTGTGTATGCCCTTGGCTTTGAACAAACGCATCAAAGTGCCGCTTTTTAATGTTTACACACTGGCCCGCGTTAACAACAACATAATCTCCCCGAACACTTTTAAGTATATAGCCCACATGCTGCTCACCTTTGTTAATGCGCTCAACAAACAAGGCGCTAGGGTCACTTGACACAGCATTCATACAACCCCCCTATTTCGGGCCCAGTCGTCCTCTTTTATTATTTCAACCTCAGCGGCAACCACTTCTAAAGCATTTAGCGCTCGCGTTAAATTACCTGGTGGTACTTGATTTAAACGCGCGGCGATTGTTTTTGCGTTACCTTTCACCAAATAATCTTCCAATGCTCCGATAATCTTGTCACTTGTTATATCACTCAACCTTATCAACGCCGCGAGCCGAACTGCGCTTTGCTGACCCTTGTGTAACAATTTCATTTTTATCACCCTCCCGATAATTACTAATCGAATACCAGATATGTGCGCGGCGCAAAACACCCTTTTTCAATTTTAAAGCCTCCACTTGTTTATATGGGCCAATCTTCCTCGCCAATTAATAGCTTATCCTCAATCGGCACCAACGACTGAACATGCTTCAAGTCAGTGAGACTTACTAGCTTTTTAAACGAATTAATTGAAAGTGCTTCACAGCAACCATGATCAAATTCAAACTCTTCAATGCTCAGCCCCCTCGTACTACCAAATGCTTGTTCTTCAATCAGGCAACATAATTGAACCTTTGACTCAGTGGCATTTAAGACCTTAATAACAGGACCCGCACAGCGAACCCCATCGCGTGTTGAAACGTATACACCTAACTTATACATAACCTTTCTATTTCAGATATTTAAACTTTGCTATTTAGCCTGCGAACTTGAGCTTGGAGATTGCTTTTTACTCGCTTAAGCTCTCCAACTTTCTCTTCCAACTGCTTAACTTCATCCTCAACGCTTTTTAAACGCCAAACTATTCGCTGCTGGCCATTCGCGAAATCAAACAGATAATCAAACGCCTCGATTACTTTCCCGCAATTTTTACACTCAATTTTCCTGCGGTGTTCATCTAGTGTGATTGCTGTATGAGAGCAGCCACGGCTATAAGACTTTACGGGAGTCATGACCGTTTCTTTTGCTTTAGCTGTAAAATCTATAACGTCGCTCATTCTCGTATTCCAATGCTATTTGTTGAAAATAGGGTGGAGTTGACCAACGACTTCAAGCACTTCATTGATTTTATTAAATTGCACTTCAACAAGGTCGCTTATATTGCGTTCATCTCCAAATGTATTTAGCCTGACAAAATATTTATGAGAATAATGTGCAACGGCCATGTTCATGCCAGCATTGAAAGTTGTACTACCCTGAACAATGTCTTTTTTGAGCCTTACAATTGTGCCAAATTTCATAATGACCTCAGATTTCAAATATTAACTTTTAGGTTCAAATATCGTTACTTGCTGGCTAGCCTTTTCCTGTGCGAATATTTGAATAGAGCTACCATCTGTAAAATGAATTTGAATAGAGCCAATCAATTCATGATATTGAATAAGCCTTACTGTTTTACCTTGTTGACGCGTTAGCGCATTTAGTTCGCTATTTGGTTCGCATTGCATCGTCAATCTTCCCCTATCTTGCACTCGGGTGTAATACTCAAGTTCGACAAATTTAGCCTGTGCAGACCTTAAACAAAGCTCAAGCGCCTCTATTCTGGCCTTGGCCGCTGCTGCAAGGTCTGTGATATAAACGGTACAACTGCAATCATTACCTTGTTGGCCTTCACCATACACCTCAATTTCACCCGTTTTTATTTGCCCTTCATCTGCTTCTGCTAACTCACCTAAAAACCACGTTAAATTTTTATCGTTATGCTGCATTTTCATCACCTTTTTTAGTTAATCCATGACGCCAGCGCTGAGCCATGGCCAAGCCATTAATACGATCACCCGAACAGACGTAACACCCCAGCGTAAACATACCCAGCATTAAAAAAACCAGTGCGCCAAGGGTTACAAACAAACTAAAACCACTCGTAAATACCATAAAAATATTTTCCTCTATGTAAAACATTTAAAAACTGTGCAAAGCCATATATAGCGCTGCTTAAGCACCACACGAAAAATCATACAATCTCGGCTGGGTCTCATTCTCAAACACCAATTTCTGCGCTTGCAAATGGTCCGCCCAAAGCTGCCAAGCGGCCCGCCTACGTTCAGCGCCCACGTTAAGCCCAAGCGACTCAACATAGGTTTTTTGGACTGGGGTTAATTCATGGTTTAACATCAACTCAGCAACCATCGAGTCAATGCCCAGCTCTAGCCAGCGAACGCGGCAAAGCTTGCGAAAGTCATGCGATGTATAAGCGCCTTTGCTTATTTCATGAACCAACTCATTGGCAGTGTTCTGATCTATAAAAGTACGGCTTTTAGAACTCGGAAACATTAAGTCCCCTCTGTAACCACTTTTAACCTGATTTTGATGGGCTTGGATCAGCAAATTAAAGGCGTAGTCACTGAGATAAATAACGTGTTGTTTGGTTTTTGTAACGTCCGCTGGGAGCGTCAAAGTTTTATGGTTAGGGTCTATAAATGACCATTGTGACTTTCGAGTCTCACCAATGCGGGTGCCGTGAAGTAACATTAATTGACACAGTAAAGAAGCCGACCCCAACACATGGCTGGCTATTAGAGGTTCATCTATTTTTTTTATTTTTGAAGGCTTAGGGAGAATTAGCGCGTCAATAATGTCTCTGAACTTAATGCCTGCAAGCGGATCATGATTTAACTTACCCGATTTTACTGCTTGAGACAGAGCCCGTTTTAACAGTTGGAAAATCTGGCGAACCGTGCTCGGTTTATATTTTTTTTGTAATGGCCAAAGCAAAACGCTTTCTAATACCGACTTTTTAAACTGAATTAAGGGGATATCTTTCAATACTGGGATCAAGTGTTTACTAAGTAGTGATTTCACCGAGCGCTTTCTATCATCTGACAACGACGCATCATTTTGACTACGCTCAAGATACCATTTTAAAAGCTGGCCAAGGGTTTCAAAATTGTCGGTCACAATTGGGGCATCAACAGCAAAACGCAATAACAAAGCAGGTACATCTTTTAACACCATCGCGCTAGGCACAGCGGGCCAATGTGCCAGCTTATGCCACTCTTTACCCTGCACCAAGCCTCGTAAATACCAAGTACCACTCTCGCGCTTTTTATGAAAGCGCAAATAAAGCGGGTAGCGAGTATCTTTAAGCCTCGTTATCTCGTTGTTATTGAGCTGCGCCTTGATCACCGCGTCAGATATTTTTACTTGTTTTGTCGCCACTTAATCACCGCTTCTTAACAAAATCTGTGGATAACTACTCTTTAAAATAATCAGGATGCGTCATATCAAACTGATCAACCGCGCTTTTTAAATCGCGTTCAGCCTCCCTTTTTCGCCTCAGCGTGGTATAGTGGAGGCTCATTCTTTTGGGCTTTTTACCCTCAGTATTTTTCTTATTCATAAAAATCCTCGTCCTTGCAAATGCTGTTTTAGCTGCCCTTTTAAGCCACTGAGCTTTCTCTCATATGTGCGCAAGCTGATCCCCATTCTCAGGGCCCGCGTTGACTGACTCGCATCAAGCGGCAGCGCACCTAAACGCTTGACCCCGTACTCAACCCGCAGTATCTCAACGGCCTGTTGTTCTTTGTCCACTTTCGAAAGCAAAAAGGCTTCAATTTCTGACTCACAGCACTGAATAAGCGGCTGTGCGGCTCCCCCTGTTCCTTCAAACGCTTTGCCATCCATGATTTTTTGCATAATAGATGTTGCTTGCAATTGTTCTCCACCGACGACCCAGCGCGCCCATAGCTCTAATTGCTCGTTTAAAGAACCTGGCATAATTCATTCACTCTCTTTATTTTTTCGATGCTTTAATACACATTCGGTGAGTATTTCAGGGGCTAAAATGACGCCGTGGTTAGGCCGCTCAGATAATGCAGATACCATCAAATCGTGATGCATAATGACTAAGTTTTTATACAAAGATGAAAGTGCGCCGTATTCATGACACACCACGGCCCCTTTTTCTCGTAATTTAATCAGCTCCGCGGACGATTGCGGATTAGTTATAAAATGTATTTGCCACTCGCTACCTGCAGGACTCAATAAGTCAATATGCGTTCTGCGGGTTTGTTCAAATTTACATGATGACAAGCACAGGTGAGACACACTCCCCTGGTGCTCTTGTCTGATCGCTTTGAGTATTTTTGATGCAGCAGTTAGCTTTCCAATGAATACAATGATCACGCTTTACCCCCTTCAAGCTCCGCCAATTTTTTACGAATTTCACGTTGTTTATTAAACGCCTCGATCCACTTCGTTACACAAATTTGCCCCTTGCTATCACGCACAATGCGCGCAAGCCGATCAGGTCTTGGAAAGCGCACTAATTGTACGTATTTGTTATAACTACTCTGATCCAGCCCAAAATAAGCTGCGCCCTCTTTAGCATTACGAAATTGCGCTTTGCAATACTCTGCAAATGTATTTTTCATTACCAGTAACCTTGTGATTTTTTATCACAATATCACTTAAAGTGATAAAAAAGAATCACATTTGGCGATAAAAATTAGATTTATTCTATTATTTGGCACATTTTGTGTTAATCTAATTAAAGGAAAGTACGCTGGAACAGAGACATGACACAGGCTAAAGAGAGCCCCAAAATATCGCGCGCAACAATTTTAGGTCAGCGCATCAATGAGCATCGTAAAGCACTTGGCCTAAAACAAGGTGAATTCGCCAAGCTCATCGGCTTGAAACAAAATAGCGTCAGCATGATCGAGCAAGCCGAGCGTACGCCAGCGATTGATAAAATTCAGCTTATTGCCGAAACATTAAACGTGCCTTTTGAATGGCTTGTGGGTGTAACACACGAAATAAACGGCGACACACTTCATCACGCACTAAATACGAATAGCGAATTAGCCATTAATCGCGAACTATTAGAAAAAAACGGCAGTAAAACAAATCAACTTATTGAGCACAAAGTGAAAGATGCCGCAATGTCTCCACACATTCCACAAAATAGCACCGCGGTTATTGATATGCAGAAAAAACAGATCAACACCGAATCTGTATACTTAATAGAAAAAGACGAGCAAGCAACGCTTCGCCGCGTTCGCAAAGAATTTGATAATACATACACGCTTATCGCTACAAACACAGAGTACAGAGACCTTGCACTCACTGAGCAAGAATTTAAAAATATTAAGGTGATCGGCAAGTTAGTCGGCCATTTCACATGGGCGGAAAATTAAGCATTAGTGTGCTTTTTTTTCGCCCCAAAGTATCACAAAATGAGATTTATTAACTGTATATCACAGGATTTAACTATGGCAGAACCCAGCAATCACAAAAGCACTACTGATAAAGCATACCGTGACTTAACACAAACTCCACCGTGGCTTTTTGCCGCGTTTAACTCGCTTTATAATTACGACATTGACCTTGCAGCACTGCCCCAAAGCGCACATTGCAGTCGCTACTACACCCCAAAAATAAACGCGCTGAAACAAAGTTGGCGCAACGACTTAGCACATATACAAAAGCCCACAGGTTGGTTAAATCCGCCCTTTAGCGACATTTTGCCATGGCAACAAAAATGCTTAGAAGAACAAGAAAAAGGCTTTACAACCACTCTATTTGTCCCCCGTGAAAACCGCGCTCAGTGGTGGGTCGCGGGCCTTGGTGTCAAAGTGATCGACATTGTGGGCTACTTCATCGACAAAGTGTATGCGGCGGGGCCAAAAAAAGGCACTGCATACAAAAAATGGTGCAGCGGCGGTATCAAGTTCGTTGATGCAAAAACAGGCAAAGAAAACGACTACGAACTCAATAAACCCATGTGCTTAATCGAGTTTAGCCCCAGCATGTTAGGCCAGCCAACGCAATATACGCATATTCGCAAAGACCACCTTTTTGCGCGTGGCCAAGCCGCGCTTCAAACAGTATTAAACAAACAATTACAACAGGCACAATAAAATGACAGAGACCGATTTACAGCTTTTTGCACTCAATAAACCCCCACATGTTTTGCTTGAACTGGCAATTATAGGGTTCAACAAATTAAGCGCCGAGAGCGACGAAAACGAGCAACAAAACTTACTGCTAACCAGCCAGCTCAACGCATACAAAAACCAAGCTAACGAGCAACACAAACAGCTTAACAAACTGCAAGCCGAACTAGACGCGCTGACAACTGAAAATGCCGCGTATAAAAAGCAAGAGTCAGACGTTGAAACGGTTTTAACTGACGCACATCGCGCAGTTGAAAAAAAGAACAAACAGATCACAGCCCTACAAAGAGAACTCACACATGCCAAAAACCAACTAAAAGCGACCCAGCAACAATACAACGAAGCAAACCCAAGGCGCTTAAAAGAGCAAATTAAACGGTTGAAAGAACAAAACGAAAAGCTCACTTTACGCAACAAAAAGCAAACGCAAGAAGCCGCAGAATACAGAAAAGAAATCACCCATTACAAAACGCAAATTGTCGATATTGGAGACAAGCTATTCTCAACAGAAAAGCGCCTGGCTTTTTCAAATGGCACAGGGCTTTACCATAACGGCTCGCACCACGTTATATACTGGCCGCAACAAACAAAAATGCAACGCGAAGATGGCACCACTTATGCTAGCACCAGCTTGCTCTATATGGACCAAAGCGGTCGCGGTGCCATCATAAGCCGAGACCCAGAAAAAGGGGCGCAATTGTGCGCAGCCCCTAAAGGTGGGCTAAGACCGAACAAAGAAACGCTTGATTTTGTAGAAGCATGGCTTTACAAAGTCAACGAACTGCAAAACGGCGAAGTATTAGAAGAAGACATGATCCCCGTTAATCACAACTATTGATCGCACATTTTCTCCAAGGGCTTGATCTGCTGCGCCAAGCCCTCAACATTAAAATCAGCAATCAGCTCTGTACCATCCACAGCCCTAGTTGCAACAAGTAAAGAGCCATGCCGCACCAAGCTATAATTGACATCCTCTCCCACCTCGCTTCGCGCCCGACAAGTCGGGAAAGGAAGGAGATTCCTGTTTCATAGCGTATCGCTTTAAATTCAAGAGAATCTAAAGTCTTATTTACGCTCCACAGGCTAACACTGCCTGCCCGACAGCTTTAATATTCAGTGCCGCATTTAGATCGCGGTCTAGCTCGCTAGAACATTCAGGACACGACCATTTGCGGATATGTAACGGTAAGGAATCGACAACGTGACCGCAGCAATTACAGCGTTTAGAGCTTGGATACCACTTATCAATCTGAATTACAGTTCTACCGTACCATTCAGCTTTGTAAGTCAGCTGGCGCACGAATTCACCCCAGTTGGCATCGCTAATTGCTTTAGCAAGTTTTCGATTCTTAACCATATTTTTTACGCTCAGACTTTCACAGCTAATCACTTGATTATCGTTTATCAATTGGGAAGTCAGTTTGTGGGTGAAGTCGCGACGACAATCAGCAATCTTTGCTTGAACGCGAGCGACTTTCTTCCTGGCCTTGTGGAAGTTAGAAGAGCCTTTCTTCTTCTTCGATAGTACACGTTGAGCCTTAGCTAGCTTACTAGCGTAACGCTTGGTGTAACGGGGATTACCAGACTTGAAACCGTTGGAGGTAATAACAAGGTCAGTCAAACCTAAATCAATACCGACTGTATTTTTACTAATCGGTAGTGTTTTAGGTTCGAAGCGACATAGACAAGAAACAAAGTAGCGTCCAGCACTGTCTTTGCTAATTGTGACTGTGGTTGGTTCGCTAGGCAGCTCACGCGACCAGCGTACATTAAGAGGCTGCTTAGATTTAGCCATGAACAACTGACCATCAACATATTTGAATGCGGCTTTGGTTAGTTGGGCGCTTTGTTTTGAACGCTTCTTTTTGAAAGCCGGGTATTTCGCTCGACCTTCAAAGAAATTTTTAAACGCAGTTTGTTGGTTTCTGATTGCTTGCTGTAGAGGAACGCTAGAAACATCATTAAGCCAAGAAAACTCAGGGTTTTTCTTGAGCTCTGTTAGGTAGCTTGATGCTTTGTTGTAGTTAATCTTGATTTGCTCATTATAGTAAGCATCGGTGCGCCAACGAAGAATAGAGTTGTAAACAAATCGCGTACAGCCAAACGTCTGCTCAAGTAGGGTTACTTGCTCAGGTGTTGGGTAGATGCGGTATTTGTAAGCTCCCTCTTTCATAACTTACACAATAAACATCATTTGTGTAAGGGTCAACAACTATCGTTAGCGCGTTGCGCTAAAACCTTACATCCCCGACCTAAAGGACGGGGTTTTTCGGCTCAAATGATAAACTGTTCTACTTTTTGCACAACAAACACCGCTTGGCCACTTGTTGCAGCTTGCCAAACATCATCATGCGCGGGTAATTTATCAAGCCGTGTTTGCACATTGATATCGCCAACACCCAAATACGCCCCAAAATGCACATACAAAGACAAACCAGATCGCGCTTGGCACATAATACCCAGCACAGGCTTAGCAGGCCCAAACATGGTGTCAACGGCTTTCGTACTTTCTAGGCTGAGCAACAAACTTTTGCTGTCATCCATCACCGACACCGACTCTTTTAGCTGCCACGCCCCCGTTTTTATCATCGGCTCAGGTGAAGGCATCGCGTCAGATTTTTTATTTTCTTGTGCAACACTGTCAATCATCACATTGATTGCAACCCGATCAAAGCATTGTAAGCGCCGTGTTTTATCTTGATGCGTAGCACATGCATTGATTTTATCTGCCAAGCCAGCTTGCGCAGAGGCGCATAGTAACAGTGCCAGCACTCCCATTTTTTTCACGTTCAAATCCTTATCGTTGTTTTTTTTATCATACATGAACTACACAACAACAAAAATTGCAAAAACCAAAATAGAACCACTTTAAAACTAAAATAAATTTAAAATAAATTCATTTTAGTGTTGATTAAAAACTGTTTTAGAACTACTATCACTCAAAATATATATAAAACACTATCAACAAGGAACAGCCATGATCATAATAATCGGTGGTGAAAAAGGCGGACCAGGTAAAAGCACGGTTGCACAAAACCTCAGTGCATACTTAACCCTTGAGAAAAAGGTAGACAATATTTTAATTGACGCTGATCCACAGGGTACAACTGAGGATTGGATTGATGATAGAAATAACAACCCCGATGTAAAACAAATTCATTGCGCAAAAAAAACAGGGCGGATCCACACCGCGTTACAAGATTTTGAGCAACGATATGGCATTGTGGTTGTTGACGTAGGCGGGCGTGATAACGAAGGCTTGAGATCGGCAATGGCTGTTGCTGACTTAATCGTCATTCCGCTTAGACCAAAGCGCAGAGACTTAAAAACACTTACACACATGAGCGAGCTGGTTGTACAGGCCGGTGCTTTAAACACAAAACTAAAAGCACGCACCTTGATCACCCAATGCCCAACACTGCCAAACCAAGCAACAAGAATATTAGAGGCAAAAGAAGCTTGCGAATCATTTGGCTTGCTCTCACTTAACGCAATAACATACACACGCAATGTGTATGACGATATAGAAGAAAATGGCTTGAGTGTATTTGAGTCATCAGATAAAAAAGCAATTGATGAAATCACCAAGATTGGTGAGGAAATTTTTAAAGTATTAGAGGTATAACATGGGATTGGGTGACGGATTAAAAAAACAGCAAGCACCAAAAAAAGATGCAAACTCCAAGGCTGTAGATGAATTTATTGAAGGGGCGGCCGAACGTCAAGGCATTATGCCAAAGTTAGACCCAGATGCCAGCCCAACAAAATCATTCACATTCCCGCTGAATGAATATGAGCTAAAGCAATTACAAGACTTAAGTGACGAAACTGACATTTCAATGCGCAAACTGGCACGACGGCTGATTGTGAAAGGCTTAGTAAATAAAGATTATTAAATAAAGTTTTAAAACAGAACTACTATAGAATTATTTTAAAATTAATTTGGTTTTATTCTAATTCTATTGATAAGAAGTGTAGTCGGCTCGCTTCGACCCAAGCCGACTACATGCAACATAAACACTTTAAGGAATACTTATGTTACATACACATACTAACACACTAGACAAAACCCCCGCAGCACAATTACGTGACGCACCAATTAATGAGCTCATAGAGTGGATAGCAACTAAACCGATGAAGACGCAGAAAGGATTATTTAACTTTCTTCGTCAAGCGCCTCAGTGATCAACTTAGCGATATGACTAGCAGCACAAGCCGCGTGATCTTCCCCAAACTCAGTAGATAAGGCGGATAAATCAAGCGTTTCGGCTAGAGCTTGCTTTAATTTTGCCAGCTGATGTTCATTTATAGTCTTCATTGGCTGGCCTCACGTTCTTTAACTAATTTTTTTGCGTTTACAGTTAACAAAACTTGTAATACCTCAAATTCAGCTTGGGCCTTGTTTTTTTCAGTTTGTGTGCATGCATTGTTTAGTTCGTGTTTTGCTTTGTTAAATGCACGATTTAAACAACGTCGTTCTATAAAACGATTGAGACTATATGCCTTTAAGCAAAAAATAATTATGAAGAGTAGGAGTATCATAAGTCGTCCTTTTTGTTAATAACAGCAAACTTCATGATTGCTGAGCAATACATGCAATATAACAAGGCTTAGATGCAAAAAAATGCAATTATGTTAATGAATACAGTTTTTTTTCAATTTTTTTACAATTATACTTGTTTAAAAATTGGCAAGAATGGATGCGGAGTTGAATGTGGCAGCAGAAGTAAACGACGAATCACGCGCAACGTCACGTGCAATTACAAGAATGCGACTTGATCTTGGGCTCAATAAAAGCAAATTAGCAAAAAAGCTAAAAGTATCAAATGGTACAATCGGAAACTGGGAAAATGAAGAACTTTCTAATTTGCCGAATGCAACACAATTCAAGGCATTACAAGAGATGTGTAAGAAAAAAGACAGTACATTGTTTACGGCTCAATCTTTTAGTTTTTTCATAGAAGCGTTTGAGAGAATGCCGGATAAAACACAAAAAACGTTACTCGATGCACTACAAAAGTTAAGAGGAGATAAATAAAATGGATATGCTTTTAGACTTTTTTAGAACAATGCAAAGTTATAATATTTTGGCCGAATATATGGGCTTTATATTCTTTAGTACTTTACTCATCACTTTAGTATGTAATCTACACGACACACAACGCATTTGGATTGTGTGCGTTTTTTTTAGCTTTAGTTTAATTGACTTATTTGTATACAGAATACTTTTACCTCATGATTTATTGATCAGGCAAAGTGTCTATATCACAACAGACTTACTCATTATTTATTTATTGCAAAATCGTGTAATCGTATGCCATCAGATTTATGCTGTTTTGGAACCAAAAAATAATAATAAGTTTTTTGTAAGGATGCTTAAAGATATGGATTACACAAAACAGGAATATGCAATACGTTCTGTGTTACTTACAGGTGTGTTAGTAAACATGTTGCTAATTATAGAGCACTGTATTAGACACCCTGAATTTTTTGGGTTTGCTGAAAATACCAATTTACAACAAATCCAGTGGATATTTAATGCTTACCCCACAGTAAAGACAGTGCTTACATTTTTAGTGATACTGGGGTTAATCTCAATGACCATTGATGGTATTGCACAAAGACGTATAAAAGATGCTTTTTAATTTGCTTTTAAGGAACAAATAAGGAAAATATTTATTACACCCTTTTAAAAATACGAGGACAAAAATGATAGAGTTATCTAAAGAAGCATCAAAAGCAGTATCTGGTGGAAATACAGGCACTGGCGATCAAGGTGGTAGACCACTTGCCTTAAGAGCAGTGATTACTTATAACAAAAAGAAACCATAATTTATGATAAAAAGCCGCTTTGATTAGCGGCTTTTTATTGCCTGTATAATCCATTTTAGGGTAAACCCTAAACACATAAAATATTAACGTTTAAAAAGTTAATAACTTTACACTCTAGCCAATGATTTTAACTCTAAACTGGATTGTTTGATTTTGGCTAAAAATTACGCTTATATCCGCATTAGTGATCATAACAAACAAGATTCCACAGGCCAGCGTGACCGCATTAATAAATATGCCGATGAACATGGGCTATATATTAGTAAATGGTTTGAATACGAACTGAGCGGCAGTAAAACAAACAAAGCGCAAAGGGGACTAATTGAGATCATCGAACTGCTTAAAAAAGGGGATCGGTTACTCGTAAATGATATAGAACGACTTGGCCGTGATTCTGTCAGTGACATTCTAGAGATTATCACTAGAGTGATAAATAACGGCGCTGAATTGCACTTTTGTTTAAACGCTGACGTTCTTACCCCCGATCACAAAAACGATTTGGCCACCTTTTTTATCACCATCGGCAAAGCCTTTGCTGCACAAGACTTTAGCAAGCAACGCAGTTTAAAAGCCAAAGCGGCCGCTGAACGTAGAAAAAAAGCCAGCTTACCAACGGGCAGGGCAAAGGGGGCAATCATCACCAGTAAGCTAGATAAGCACGAAAATCAGGTGTTGTTTTGGTTATCCCAAGACGTTACCAAAAGCGAGATAGCGCGTAAGCTCAGTGTATCGCCAACAACGTTAGATAATTGGCTCAATAAACGCGATGAGTTGATTTGCCAAGCCCGCGACAGAGACATTTATCAAAAGGGCATGAGCATCACCGAAGTAAAGTATTTTTTAAAAACTATACCGCTTTAGCGGTGAGCTCTTGATAAATCTGCTTTGCTTTTTCTCTGCCAGCATCGGTAAGCTGCCATGCTATTTTTAACGAGGGGTTTCTAAATAAATTAATTAAGCCTGATTCTTTTAACTTATGACAGCTTGGTCGAAAGTTGCGATCAGCCACTTCATAATTAAAGGCTTTATTAACTAACTTATATAAGTCCATACTTGGTATTGGTCGTTGACCTTGTTGCAACTCAATAGCGTATAAGTAGAATAAAGTGTGTTTTTGAACTTTTGAAATACGCATTAAATCCCTTATTCATGTGTCACATGATTAATAAACTCTTCCCACAAATTTTTACGCCTAAGTAAGCACTCAATGGCCAATGCTGTTTGTGTTGAGCAAGTTTTATCACTATTGGGGCTCTCTAAGTTCGTTACATTGCGTTTAGTTGTCCAACCTAATTGCTTAGCAAACTCAGTTTGACTTAGCTTTAATAATGTTCTGGCAACTAACACATCGTTACTTCTCATAGAATTTATTCACTGCTTCTTTAAATTGTTCTGCAAATTCTTGTGCAGCTTGATCGTCACTATTCGCGATAGAATCAAAAGCACCGGCTAAATTTACAATAGAGAAGCGATCACCCGCGTGTATATTTGCCAATGCAACCGGGTCAGCACCTTGTTCTACCTTTATATTTAATTTATCTAGTAGGCCACGTGCGGCTTGTCCATTACTTTTAGCCGCTAATACACTTTGATCAGCAGAATCTATAAGAAAATACATATATTACCCTTAATGAGTTAAGGGCCTGTTGGCCCTTTTTTTTAAATCTCTTCAGTGTGGTCAAAATTGAAAACATAAAGCGCTTTCATAACTGTGCGGGTTTGCTTTTCGTCTTTTTTAATTTCAACGTTCTCCAACTTTTTTTCGCATACCATGAATATTTTACAACCCTTAGCCCCTTTCTTTACTTTGCGCCCCTTTTCCTTCCATTGCTTAAAGCCAGCCCATTCAACCGAGCTTAGCTCGAATGCTTCTCTATGCTCTTCTAGGTGTTTTTGGTTAGATACTGAATAGAAAGCGTTAGTTACTGAGTTGCGATTTTCCATGATATTTTTAACCTTGTGTTATGGTTTGAGCCGTTCTCAAACCTTGAAACCAAGTATAGGGAACTTTGTTCCCCATGTAAAGCACTTATACACAAAAAAGGCTTAAATCTTACCTATAAATATATCCTTTATATATCCTTTAAGAGATCTAAAGAGATCCCCAACCCGCTAAAGGCTTATGACACAAGGCTTTCAAGTAGATCGGGTGTAATGCAATCGGGATAAAGGTGTAGTACAAACGGGCATAAGTGTAATATAAACGGGATAAAAGTGTAGTATAAACGGGCTTATTGGTGTAGTGTAAACGGGATACCAGCAAAAATACTCACAAAAGCAAAAATATGCCTGAGATAACCGCCATTACAGAGCTTGAGCTGGGTGCCAAGCTAACTGAAAAACTAGATATTAACAGTGCATCCACAGTGCAAGCGTTGTCACTGCTTAGAATTGGTGTATTTGTACCAATAAAGCGCGCTAAACAAAAAAATGGTTTAGATAGGCCTGTATTTAAAAGCGACGTTAGTGACGAGTTTAGAAAGTTAGAATTTGCTCGATCAGAAGGGTTTGAAAATATCAATATTACAGGCCCAGCACTTAATTTTGAAACCGATTTTAAAGTGTGGTGTGGTGTGATCCGCGCCTTCAATACATACGGTTATAACAGCGCAAAGATTACCTTTAGTTTTCAAGAGTTCGCAAAGTCATGCGGGTTCACATCAAAACAGTTAGATGAAAGGCTAAGAACAAGAATACATGACGCCTTGGTGCGTATACGAGGGCAAGTGATTGAATTTACAAAGCCGCAGGTCAGCAAGTCATATATTGGTGGCTTGCTTCAATCTGGCGGCTTTGATGCTGCGGCCGACACCATAGAATTGGTAGCAGACCCAAAGCTATGGGAGTTATACAGTATCGATCACCAAGTACTATTAAAACTCAATGTACTAAGTAAGCTTAATAGGTATGAGACTGCGCAATGTCTCTATGCCTATATGAGTGCATTACCACAAAACCCCGCGCCTGTGAGCTTCTCACGGTTGCGAGAAAGGCTTTGTTTAACATCATCCGTAAAAGAACAAAACAGAGCCATCAAAAAGGCCATTGAAAAGCTACGTGAGATAGGGTTTTTAAAAGGTGACATTGTAAGAAAAGACGGTGAAAACTACTTGATACTCCACAGCCTAAGCCAAAAGCTAGAGCTTAAAACAGTGTAAAGGTGTAGTCTGTACGGGAAGATTCCCGTTTGTACTACACCAAATACCGCCAAAATTAGCAAAAAGTGTAGTCTGTGGGGGAGTCTTCCTGTTTACGCTACACCAAACACCGCCAGAATTGGCAAAAGGTGCAGTTTATGGCGGTTTTCCCCGCTCACACTACACCAAATACCGCCAGAATTGGTAAAAAGCGTAGTTTACGGTGGCTTTTCCCGTTTGCATTACACCAAAATGCCGTTGAAATTAACGCATAATATAATCGGCCCGCTATATACATAACATTAACCTTGCTCTTTAATCTGCAATTGAACTTTAAGAGGGTCAAGTTCATTCACGGTATCACTAATAATACGATAGCTAACATGAGCGCTTGATAACTGTTGTTCGATTTCACGCTGTTGCTCGCCAAAAACAGAAAGCGTAATAACATTACCACCTTTAAAGCTGCTGATCGGACGAAGCCCCTCAACTGTATCACTAAGCAATGTTAAGCTACGAACTAACTCAATGTGCTCTGATAAAGTAAAGTAGTGATTGAAAGCGCGTATTTTTTGCGTTAAATCATTAAACTGACACAATAGCGATTTTAATTGCTCAGGGGGCCAGTTTGAAACTGACTTTTGAACATCAAAAACATGAATTGTATTGTTGGTTTTTGTATCTAGCTGTTTGGCTTAAAATAGATTGCTGCATAAAAAACCACAACCCCGCTGCACTCTCTATTTCACTGCTGGGCGGCACGACATCACAGCCATATTTTTGCTGTAGCGCTTTGCCCATTTCCCAAAGGGGTAAATCACCAGGTACTACACTAGCCGACTCTCTTAAAAGTGCTAATACTTGCAAGCTCGGCACCTCTGGTAATGATTCAAATGCGTTTGCTAATTCAATAGCAATGGGCAAACTTTTCATTTTCTGCCCTGCTGAATCCATGCTTTCCATGAAGATTTTACCCAGCTCAGTAAGCTGCTTGTTTGTGTTGCTTTTGCCATCAATTAAAAATCCACCTTCAACCGCCAAGTGATAAGCTGTATGACCAGACCAATAACCGTTAGTCTGATCTCTTAGCGTTTTGAAAAGCTGCTTGCGCTGGTCCTCAATTGGCGCTAAGGCAAGGTTTTCAGTCCAACGCTCAGAAAACAACTTGCCGATAATCTTGTCTATTACACTGTCCATAATTTTTCCTATTGGGCAATTTTCAGTTCTTCTTTAATCTTGGCTTTGCGGCCACGCATCCAAAAACGACGATAAAGCCGACGTTCAATCGCTGGAGCAAATTTGAATTTTGGAATTTGCTTCGGGATAGATAGCGGGTGCTCAACTGAGCAATACCCATCTTCTTCAATTTCATCTTGAAAGTAGCGTGTTCTTGCTCTGGCGTTACATGAAGGGCATGGCTCATCACCCCCTTCCGTCAAACCGCGAGAGTCACCACTATCTGCATCCCATAAGAAGCCATCTATACAAACAGCATCAGGGTAGTGAGCACCAAAATGAGCACCTTGATAATTACACATTTAGTTTATTCCTTTAGTCTTTGAAGTGCGTCAAAAAACTTTACATGTAAAGAAACTAGACACACTAAATCTACTACCAATATTAGATGATTAGCTGTTGTAACCAGCTTTTGCTGAATCAATCGCGTGTTGGTTATACACATACGCTTTGTTGAATGCATTTAAAAACTCCGCAAAATCTAAACCTTGCTCCTTGCACTCAACCCCAAAATTAAAACAATCTTGATCCCAATCCATAAACCCCTCTCTTTTACCAATGCTTAATCTGCTTTCTGCAAACGCTTTAAATTTAGCTCTAGGTTTTCAATTACTGCGGCTTTTGGTGTCCAATTGCCAGCATCATTTTTATACCCATGTAACAAAACCTGCTCAGCATCAAAGATAAGATCATTAAGCTGCTGCTCAAGCTCTAATAGAGCTTCGTGCGCTTGCCGAACATGAGCTGGGTGGCCAGTCCTCTCTGCGTACCACTTTTTAAATGCTTCTGCTTTGGTCATGATTTATTATTCCAATACGTTTTATTAAACGGCAATCTTAGCGCTGCGCTCTTTTAAACAAGCTTTAATAGCGTCCAAGATTCGACATAAATAAATGAACTCGGTAGAGTTCTTACTTGGTATGCAGTACCACCATTCACAACCCATGATTTCATAAAGCAGATCATGATTGCTCGAATCATGAAACCATTCTTTTTCTGGCACTATATCTTTCACTTTATCCCACAATTCACGAGCTTTTTCTTTGTCATAATCCTCTGAACGGCGCATTTCAATGATTTGCTCATAACATTTATCAATGAAGCCGTCATAATCATCTTCGCTCAATGCTGATAAAGTGGATAAGTTTTTAGACAAGTAATGATTGTCAGTGCTTAAAACAAACTCTTCTAATGTGCACTTACCCATAGCGCCCCAGCCAGCCGACCAACTATCACCAAAAACTTCAATCGTGAGTTTGCCACGGCCTAACTCAAAGTTTTCTATATAAACCGTCACGGGGTCTAGACAGGGTACGTCTTTGATAAGTAACTTAGTTACTGTTGATTCGGTCCAATTCATAAATCCCTCAATTATTCCAATGCTCTAGTTAAGCTGAAAAAGGCTTAAATTTCGGTGGCGTGTATTCAGCCCAACCGACTAACTTATATTCATCATTAAATTCAACAGGCATATAATAACTGTCAAAATAGTCGTGCTGCTTATCCAAAACCCAACCAATTGATTCGTGCGGTTCACCATCAGGACCAACAAGGCAATCTTCATCATCAATATCAAGCGGCCTGTTTTGGTAGAAAGCAAGGAACGTATGAACTCGCTTTTGCCTTTCGATGCTAGATGCTGTAATCGGCGCTTTAGTTTCTACAGCAAGCCAAAATAATAGCTCACTACCTTTTTCAACTTCTGGCGTTGTTTCTGGTCTTTGCCAATTTAATTCCATAAATTCCTCACTTTCCAATCTAATTAACTTCTTCAATTTTTGACATAAAAGCTTGCTCACATGGCAGCTCGACATAATGCGTAAATGTCACCCCATTAGCAGGGTAAAAAGTGCCTGTATCAGCGCAATGCGCAACATATTCCGTGTCGAACATGTCACCTGTCCAAACCAAAAGATTTTGGTCTGGCGGGCAATCTTCGTATGTCTCTATTTTTGTCATGAGGAAAAGTAAAAGATCTAAACCAATTATGCCTTTTAGTTGCCCATCTTCATCAGAAAAAGAGGCTTTGCCACGCTCAAAACCAAGAGCGTATGCTTTGTCTTGTAGGCCTGCCACTACATCATTTAAATTTACTGTAAAAGCGTTATGAGCGACCTGAATGGCTGGCATATCGTCGCCATGAATCTCTGTTTTATCTGACATATTTATATTCATATTTCACCTATTCCAACTTTATTAATTTACGGTATGCATTGAGCTGGCCTGTTCAGCAATGCCGTTTCTATATTGAGATTGGGTTTCTGTAGCCGCTTCGATAAGTTCTTGCAAAGCTCCGTCTACTTCATCTAATGTTTTGCAGTCATACGCATTTAAAAATCCCGCTATACAATGCAGCGCAGTGTTATCTTTCATGCTTACCAGTTCCTCGATGTTATCAACCGCATAAGCGGCCACTTCTCTTGCGCCTGACATATTAAAAACCTCTAAGGTTTAGTTTTATTTCATCGGTTTTATCTCTGACCTGAGTTAACAACAACAAGCTTTCTTGCACAGGTTTAGGCTGAGATAGCAATTGATACTTAGATAAAAAGCCGTGGCCTTTTTTTGTAGTTTTAAATAGATTTTCTGGTGAAAAATTGCGGTTGTTACCATCCTTGAACCTAACGACTTCATCGTTCTTGACTGGCCCAAAGTGATTTTCATACACAATGACTTGCTTAGGCTTCCACACGTTAGGTTCAGTAACTTTTACTCTGATATACCCGTTTTCTATTGCTTCTGAGCCAACAGGCAAAGCGGTGTGATGAGTGCCACCTTTTTTAAAAGCAGTTTCATTTACTTCATAACCGACTTTCTCGGTGAACTTGGACTCACTTTTTATTTCGTGCTTAGATAAGACATTTTTGAATTGCACCATAGTTAAACCAAGTGCGTACTTTTCATTGAACATATTCAATAAAATGGGGGCGGTGTAAGTGCGATATTCTTTCTTGAGCCAATCAATCTGAGCGGCAGAAAGCTGAAATTTAAACTTCCCCTTGGTTTTAAAGCCGCCTACACTCTTAAGTCCCAAATTATGCATGATGTTTGCAAACTGGTGGTGAGTGTAATCACCCCCAAACTCACTGATAAAGCCAGCTCTCAACTCTGCGATTGTCTCAGCCTTATAGCGCTGCTTGATCCAAAGCGTTTGCGCATCATTTAACTGAAACTTTTTCTTCCTTTGCTTTTTAGTCACAACTGATATTTTATGCTTTTGCATACAGGCCAATAACTGGCGTTCTGTTTTGTTTAAACCAAAGCATGCGTTAAATTGCTGAGCAACGCCCGTCATATCAACGCGCTTAGTTGCATCAGCAAGGAACGCTCTATGTTCCTCGCTGTAAACAAACATTACTTATTACCCCCGACCTGAAGCATCTTAGGCATATTTGTTCTGCCATACTCCACTTTCATTTCTTCCGCTTTCAATGCCAGTGCTGCATTACTTATTGCTGACTTAGCGATTTTGTCCATTGCATCAGTTCTAGTCACCTCATGCTTTAATTCCTCATCTGTTAAATCAGGATTTGACAACCTATCTAACTGCGCAAACAAATGATCATTTAGGGCACCTAAGCTCATACCTTTCTCCTTAACTAAAATATTGAATAAATCAACTTTGATGTATAAACTATAAATCAAAGTTGATTTATTTTAAAGCCTTTTTGCATCATTTTTGATTTATTTTGTAAAAGGCACTAGGATCGCGAGATTGCAGAATTGGACGATAAGACATTGCCAAAAAAGTTAGATTTAGATGACAACCCTCAGTACATATCCGCACTGAGAAGCTTTTTAAAAGCTGAGCGAAAAAAGATGGGGGGCACAAAGGCGCTCTATTTGGCGCTATACGGCACTGAACCGGAAGAAAAAGAAGAAAAGCGGCTGATTAACTTGTTAAATCGCGGTGCGCTGTCAGGGGAGTTTATCGGCTTGTGTGTTGATAAGCTGGGGCTAGCAGATAGAACGCTGGGTGAAGCGTTTGGTATACATCAAAGTTGATTTAAAAGGCCGCTAGTGCGGCCTTGTATATTTCCTATTATATTAAAGCTCAGCGATATCATAGGTTTTTGGATATGTGCCTTCAATGATGGTAATAGTTTTACCCTCTGTTTTGAATGAAACCTTTGTATCTGCTGGGTGTGTTCGCCAGCGACCTTCCGTTCCATCATTACGAACTGAACCCCAATGAATACGACTACCTTTTATTTTGCATTTGTAACTCCATTTAGAGTTGTCACTTTTACGAATATATGACAGATACTTAACATCATCATTTGTACTATTGATAGTTATAATTGATGGACTTTTACCCATAATAGTAGCAATTCCTGCTTTACATATTTGATCCGTAGAAATGTTAGCATTAGCTGATAGACTAAAAGTGACTAGCGATATAGCAACAATATATTTATTCATTTTAAAATGATTTCCTTAATCAGATTACAAGCTATACAAATAACGTAATAGTAGCGATGCTTAACTGAACTAAACTTGCCAGCGCTGCATCAGATAGCTCTAATGAAACGTTTAACTTCACAGAAACCTCCAATTTAAATTATTAAAAATAATTGAAGCAGGTATGTGTTTACTGTACGCTTATGACGTTCTAAGATCGAAAGCATACTTTCTAATACACATTAAGCAACAATGCGTGTTAGTAGCATTTCGTTAGATGCTGTGTTGGCGCACAGCGTCTAAAACTCTTTTAATATCAAAAACTCACTAGCCCATCATATTAAAAAATATCGCTACAGCCCATAAGATACATGCATTAATAAAATTCGCAATAGAGCAAGTTACTGTGAATTGTGGGTAACCTTTATTGTGTTAGTAGGCGTTAACTTGGCGAGCTTTTTGCGTTAAGCCACCATAAGAAAATCAATGAAGGGACGATTATTTTTTGTTAAATTGAAAAAAAACAGAAAAACACCATATATTGTGCTTTTACAATATAAAAGCACAATATATTGGTGTCTATATATTGGCGCCATGTAATTTGAATTCAGCAAGTGCCATGTGATAAATGACAAAATCGTCAGCTATCTCTTGTATTGAATAATGCTTGTTCTTATTAATCGTTTCGTTTGTCCAACCGTCTAAACATTCAGCACCACATAAACATTCACCGTCATACCAAACAAGATCACCTACTTTTGTTTGTTCACCGAGATATGCACGCTCGTAATCATGTTCTTGCTGTTCTAATTCGCCAGGTGATAGATAACTAAAATTATCTAATCTTTTGTGAACTTCATCTATTAAAGCTTGAGAAGGTAGTTTTTCCTCTGCGTTCGCATCCTCAGCCCAAGCAATTAAAGCCTTTTCTATATCATCTTTATTAATTACTAGCTTATGTTTAGCCATTTTAAATTCCTCTTTGATATTCCAATGGGGCGCAACAGCGCCCTAATTTAATTCTAAAACTGTGTAACTAAGCTTTTTATTATGTGCATAACTAATTGCTTCGTGATTAATAAAGGGAAAGCCAATTATAATTTTTTTGTGAGTGGCGCTTGAAGAAGTGCCACTGGCAAAAACTTTATTACACAGTTTTTTTTGTGCGCTTGAATGTAACGACTCCATTGTTAAAATCAATGATTTGGCCGCTTATCTTTTCAGACAATTTATCTATTTGATCATTTTTAAATGAGTCGGACACGGACAGTATTTTTACGCTGCCTTCTCCTGTCCAATCTGAAAAAGCAGACCTGAGAAAATCGTTAAGTTCAGATTTGTTTTTTATTTCAGGAGCTTTACTGAAAATCTCATAGTTGTACTGCCAAGCATCTAAGCCGCGAGCATAGTCATAATCAATTCTTAATTTCATAATTAATTCCTTGTTATTTGGCAAAATTGCCGCTGCTTGTTCAGCAGTTAACGATATTCCAATGGGCGCAACAGCGCCCTAATTTAATTCTAAAATTGTGTAACTAAGCTTTTTATTATGTGCATAACTAATTGCTTCGTGATTAGTAAAGGGAAAGCCAATAATGTTATATCCGATCTCCCCCATTAGCTCTGCTTTACGCTCATCAAGTTTTTGACCCGCTTCTCTTGTTTCATGCAAAGCGTTCATAATAAACGCCTTGCAATCTTTCGCTAACACCTCAATTTCAGGTATCTTATTTAATAAAGGTTCTAGCTGCTCATCAACAGAGCAAAGAAACCTAAACTCTTTTATTTCAACTATTACATATTCCATTTTTTTACCAAACCTCTGCCATTTGACCACAATAAGGACACTTTACTGTGTCTCCGTGTCGATAACCTAAGCTACCTAAATCCTCATGTTGACAGTTGCTAACCATCGCTTTTGCTGCCTTTGATGCAAACTGACCTTTGATTTCTATTGAATGTTTTTTGGCTAAGTCAGTCAGCCACTTTATTTGCTTTTCTGTTAGTTTTCGTTTTGTTTTAATATCGTTTAGAAACTGACACTCATAATCACTCAAACCGAAGCAAGCCAAAATGCTTTCACACGTTTTTTTAATGCTCGCGTTATTGTTTTTCTTCGCCTTTTTAACAGTATTTTTTTTAGCTTTCTGCGACTCGAAAAAGCAATTAATCACTTCTGAATGTGCTTGCATGAATACATCACGTACAGCTTTATTTGAGAAAAGATCAGGTTTAATACTGTTTAGTATCGAACCACGTTCCGAAGCGGTTGAATGAGGTGTGCCTTCAACGATACTCTTTGCATAATCATAAGCTTTACTCTCTCCATCACTTTTGAAAATGGTTTCAAATTTCTCTATCTGCTGCGAAGTAATCATGTCCTTGCCCTTTTGTTAATCTCTTAAGTTGAGACTAACTATAATATAGGCTCGCCTATATGTAAAGTGATTCAATGAATATTTTTTAATCTTTTTTTAATTCTTTTTCCCACGCATCGAAAGCCGCTATTAATGCAGCTTCTTTCGTTTTTTTCGTTGCTTTGATTATGCTATTAATCTTTGCTAATGCCTCAGCATCTTTAAAGCGTACAGAAGAAAACGTAGGTGTTCCTTGTCGTTTTTCGTTCTGCTTTGCGTTAGCGCGTTGCTGTGCTGTTTTTTCAGTCATTTGTTACTCTCTTTTTATTTTCTCTATACCAACGTCGATAGTACGCGTTCGCCGCTTTTCTGTATCTGATATACGCCTCAGGATCTTCGATTTTTAGCTTTTTAACATACGCAGAGCGCCACAAATTTGTATATTCATTTTGTTTTTTAATCAGCGCTTGACGCTGTTTTTCGGGCAATGCGTTCAAGCGTTTAAGTCGCAGTTGATAACGCTTTTTTTCATACAGTGGATCAGCTAACTGACGCGCTTTATGTCGTTTTTTATTGTGATCAGGGTCTAGCTCAATGAGCTTGTAATAGCGCTTGCGATGACGCGCTTTTGTTTGATCATGCTGACATTTGTCAGAGCACGTATTGCGCTTTACGCCCCAATCGTCATTTTCGATTGGAGCACCACAAATAACACATGGGCCGCGCCGACACGTTTTACAAGCAGGTTTTTGGCCTTTAATTAATGACGCCTGGTCAACTTCTAGCGTTTTACCGCACACGCATTCGCATAGCCAGATTTTTACATTATTGCGTCCGTGTTTTACTGTGCCGACAAGATGCAGCACAGTAAGCGCGTGGAATTTATAACCCGTATAGTCTGAAAAATTAGACCAATTTTTCATGGTTAAAGTCGTGATAAATAGATTTTATATTCTCGTTAGATAACTCAATTAAACCGTTTTCCAACATAAAATTAGTAGCTTCAATATACGCATTAAATTGAGCTTTATTAACGCCAAAATAAAACGATTTACACTTAGCTTTATCACCAATTTTATAATTAACACTGTATCGAGTTAGCAAACCACCTTTATCGTTTTTTGTTGAACCAATGCTCAATTTTTTGATACCCGTTACGTTCGTTTTTCTAGCCATTATTGCACCAATTCGTAATGTTTAAATACATATATTCACTTCTATCTTTTGAAAAGCCTTAAAATGTGATCAGCTTGGTCTTGAGATACACCCAAAGAAACTTGTAGGTCAATTTGCAAATCTCCATAGCCTTTACCATTTTCAAATGCTGAATTAATGCTATTCGCCAGCTTTGAGTAATCCTTGTCATCACCGATAATTTGACTAATTGCTTGTCCTTTTTCTATGTCTGATTTTGTTGTTATAATTTTTTTAGGCTTGTCATCCCCCGCATAAAACTCATTTTCACTAAGTTCAATTGCGAGGTCGGCATACTCCGCTTCAATAGTTCTCCATTTTTTAGCATTACTTACTTTTGCATTAATTTCATTTACAAGTGTTTTGCCTTGACGAAACCAAGCGACCCTAACTGACGCGCCTGACTTATACGTTTCTGATGTTGTAGCAATCACTTTGTTATCTTTGATTAAATATGACATTACTTTATTCCTTTTTTGATTAGCGTCAAAGCTACCTGTTTTGTTGTAAAAAAATATTTCAATGGAGGTCGAAGCCCCTAGAAAGTTAATTTCTTAACTTGGAACTAACTATAATATAGGCGTGCCTATATGTAAAGTAAATAAATGGATAATTTTTAATCTTTTTTTACTTTTATTCAAAATATCGCGCCAGCCCTTTAAAAATGGGCAATATTGAAAAGGTATGAGTGACAAAATCACAATAGCAAAGTACTTTTAACTCACTTATACTGTATATATGAACAGTATAAGTGGGATCAATTTTATGAAAGTCATTCCAATCAAAGCGCAAGCTGGCATTACAGGCTTTGAGTCTCCGGCCTCAGAATATAAAGAACTTGGGTTATCTTTAGATCAGTTGCTGGTCAAGCATCCACACTTTACTTTTTTCGGACTGGCGTCTGGCGATTCGATGCAAGGCGTTGGGATTTTTGATGGGGATATACTTTTAGTAGACAGAGCTGTCACGGCACAACAAAACGATGTGATCGTTGCCAATTACAACAATGAATTTGTGTGTAAACTGCTAGATATTCAGCATCGAGTTTTGAGATCAGCCTCTCCGATTTACGCCCCGGTTAACATTGGCGAATGCGATAACTTTCAGCTAGAAGGCGTTGTGATCTCTTCTGTGCGCTTGTTTCGAAACAATTCAAGCTTGCAAAGAAAAATGAGTTAATGCCTAGCACTTTTATTTCTTTTTTGCTTGCGCGTAGCTGTTCACTTTTATCGCAGGCTTGTCTTTAACGGGCCGACTACGCTTTAAGTCTGACCACTCTACGGCGCTGTCAAACTGGCTACCAAAATGCGCGTAGGCATTGCTACCCGTTGTACCCCCCGCGCGGATTTTTTGGGTGTGGCCCCGCTCAAAGTCGTTGTACTCGGCTGAATCTATTTCGTAGGGGTTGTCAGAATACGCGCGGGCGCGCCGCCCCTGGTCATAAGCTTTTGTTACCACGGCTGATAGTCCTTATCGCTTTACTGATAAATTTGTTGCGACTTACTTTAAAAGAACGGTCATAAAAACACCAGCGTTGTGTGAAGAAATAGCGCAAGCAATTGCATAGCCCCCGCAGTATCAACGGGCACTCAATGGCCGCAGGCCATGAAAGGGCAGCGCCCGCAACCCTATGCGATGCGGTTAATTGGCCTCAATGTGAACGGGCAAAACAGCGCAAGCTTGGAATACAGATTGCAATTGCCCCCTTGATAAACCCAAAAATGCACTAGGACTAAGGCCACACAAAGGATAAGTGGTGTATTAAAGCTAAGAACGGGGCAGGGGAGCCCCAGCAACGTCTTTTTGTTGCTAGATGGGCTACATCATTCAATGATACCGCCACGGGCGTTAGCCCGTCGAGGCGGATTTCATTTATACACAGCTTGCTGTGCGTATCAATAAATTAGTTGTATTTAGTTAGCTGTAAATAATTTTGCACTTTATAACAGTGCGCAGGCACTTTATAAAAAAGACGTTTGCACTTTAACTGTATAAGTCACTGGCGCATGATGCTTTTAGGGGGAGTTTAGCTAGGGGGTGTGGATAACATCGCTATAAAGCCGCTGGGCAGCGCTGACAGGGGGCTATTTTTAAAAGGCAGGCAGCACAAAAGCCACGCGGTTGCGTGGTTGTCATGGCCGTTAGAATAATTATGCGGGCGTTGGGGTGAGTAATCGCCTGATCAGCGCCACTTCCTGATTGACTTCTTGACTAAATTCTTGATCAGATAAATGCTTAACCTGCGCTCCTAAGCGTTTGATCACGCGCTCTGTGGCCACTGCGCGTTGCTCTGCTGGGGTTTTATTTAATGCTTGACGCTTAAGCTTTGACAGCGCTTGTTTGCTTGCGCGGCGCTCAAAAATAGTCCGCGCGTAAACATGGCGGGCAATGCGTTTAATCTCGGCCAAGGGCGTATTTGCAAGCTGCTGCTCTGTGAGCCCTAAATACTGCTTTTTAGCTAGGTACTTAAGGCGCGCTTGGCGCTGACGTTCAACGCGCTCTGGGGTGATCCCAAGCGCTTTGAAAAACAGTGGCGTGAGTTCAAATATTTTGTCTATCCAGTGGTGGGCGGCTTTGTCCCAAATTTGCCAGCTTTGCGGGGCATTTACCCACCCTAACTCGCACATGTCTTTAAATGCGCGGGTGGCGCGGGTGATGTTGGGGCGCGGGGTGTATGTTGGATCGGCTTCGGCTTTGTCTTTTTCACGCTGTGATATAGTGCTTAAACCGCACAAGTCGGCGGCGTTGCGCAGGGAAATTTGCACTTGCCCGGTGATCACGTTGTAATACTCTGCAAAACACGACACCAGCGCTTTAATTGCGTTGGCGCGATCTTTATAAAAGGCTTTTTTTCGGTCGTTGTTACTGCGGGCCCATTGCGCTACATCTGATAAGAGCACGTTAACTTCTTGACTTTTTTTAACTACGTCTTTGAGAAACGCCAAGCGACTAACGTGCGTTGGCGGCACGTCAAAGCGCGGGTTGGGGTTCGCGACTTGATTGCAATAATCTACCGACCCCCGTCTTTTTGTTGTTTTCATAAAAATCCTTTGCAAAAATTTGCAAAGCACGGGCGACCCACGTAAACTTAGAAATGTCTGCGGTTCCTAAGCACTTGTTGTTTTTGTGGGTCGCTTTAAAAACCAACTTTTGGCGAAGTTGGTTTTTTTGTGCCTGCGATTTATCAATCATACCCTAAATTTGCCGCCGGTTTGTCGAACGACAGCAAAGAGTATATATCACTATTCGGGATAAAATCCATAAATTCAGATCAATTTATTTTTGGTGTGAACACATCAGCGGCTTTTATTTAGCCCCCCACAGTGCTGTTTGTGCTTGTCCTGCGGCTTTACACGCCGCCAATAACTGCGCTTTACTTACACTGACAACACGGTTATCGGCCAACACCCACAAGGTGCTTTCCGTGTCGTCCATAACCAGCGCCGCACGAGCCATGCGGGTTTGTGCGACCTCATCGCCATCAAACACCATGCCGTCTACTTCAACGGTAATGGCCGCAACGTCAATAGCACGCTGCGCTTTAAAGCGTTCACGTTTGACTTGTTCAATGTGTTCAGTGCTGTGCGCCTCAGTGGCAGGGTGGTGATAGGCAATTAATGCCTCGTCGTCATACAACACTTTTGCGGGGGCTGCTTCGGTGGTGAGTGCCAAATCAACGGTCACATATTCAGCCTGATAACAGGCGCGGCGCAGTGCTAAATCAATCACCGGCTCTGCGGGTAATTCGGGTACTGGCTTTAGGTCTTCTGGGTTTGCTTCATTGTGTGCGTTGGCCGCCTCAATTGCTTGCTGCACCTGTTCACATTCAATGACCCAGTTTGCATGGGCGTCATCAAAGGTGGTTTGCTCATGTGCCATGGCCGCTATGAGGGCTTCATTAATTTGCGCTTGCGGGTGACGCAGCGCAATTTTGGTGTGTACATCTTGGTAAGTGACGACCGGCTGTTGGGCTGGTTCGTTGTTGTTAAATTCTTCCATAGCTACGTTTGTTACTTCATTCATTGCTGGGTTAGTTTGTTCTTGTGCCATGAGCGTTCCTTAGTCGTTGTGCGCTATACCAACTGGGATTTGCGTATGGTGGCAGAATACTTTCACCGTATTGCCGTTGAGGTCGATTTTGACGTTTTCGCCATCAATAATAGGGATGGTTTGGTCATCGCCCCATCCATGTTCATCTTGTAAAAACACATAATTATATTGGGTATTTGTTGACCCTCTAATCCCCGTATTGTCTATCGAATACCCTTGGTGATTTATTGCCGTGGTAGTGGCTCCAGACACACGTTGAATTAACCGACCTTTTAAAGGTCCATCTGTGAGTTTGAACACTTGATAGGTTTGTTTTTCAATGGTTGACGTTTCAGATAGCGCTGTGATTTCTTGTGGGTCATAGCGTAATTCAGCACCGTGAAGCTGCAAATAATACAAGCCATTTTTTTCGGTGATGGTTGAGAGTGTTTTAACGGCGGGTGAATTGTTGCCTTGCGGGGCAAGAGGCACTTCACCTGTCTTCACTGGGTAGTTACTTAATTCACTAAACTGCCCATTATCTATCCTATACCCTCCTAAGTTAGGCACAAAGACATGTGCTGGGTTTGCTGTGGCCTTACCGATTTCACCCGTTAATGACCCCTGTAACCTATTACCACACACTGACTTGGAATGGGTCGTGTAGTACACATCATCTACATCACCCACAACAACCGCGTTGTTAGAAGGTTCTGTGAAGTTTGAGAGAGTTTCGTAATTAATAAGTGCAACAGTATTTGCACCAGAATTAACAGGGACCGTATTGCCTATCTGTTCAAAGGTTGCTGTTGATGAAGTCCAGCTTTGGCCATCATCTGTTGTAAACACCCTATTCCCAACCGATACATTCGATTTTTTATTGAGACCGATTGTACTAGAGTCTTCATGAACCTCAGGAATCCACTGTCCAACCACCCCATCGGGGAACGTAGCTGCGATTCGTTCTGGGTGGCCGATAATATCTACCCAAGGGAGTGAGTCAAATTCTGGGGATAGGTAATTTTCACTATCTATAATATGAACAGAATCTCCGACAGTAAAATCTGCTTCAAACGCATTGTTAAAGTAGATAAACATCGTAGGACCAAAATTAACAAAAGCCGCCTTGTTTGTGACAAAATCAGTTATACCATTTTTAATATGCACATTGTAATTCGGGTAGTAAGGCCTAGGGGAAATTCCTAAATCTGCTTTATTTATATTAATTCCGACAACATCTTTTATTCTCAAGCGTGAATTTTCAGAATCTAATCGTGTGTATTCTTCAACAACACCTGTGCCAATTTTAGTAAAAGGCACTTTACCCTTACCTCGCAAAGTACCCACAACCGCTTTACGTATACTGTCTTCACGGAGTTTATTCACATCAAGTTTGTTGGCATTGAGGCGTAAGTCTTCAACTTGGCCTGCGTAGATGGTGTTGTAGAAACTGTATTGGTCAGAGCGTCCTGTACCAATTCCACCAATCCTACCATAACGAGGGTCTATAGGGGTTTTTGAGAAACAATCAGATTGCGAAGTTATTATTAGGCGATTAGGATCTGACGAAAACCACATCACTCCAAATTGGTCATTAGACTTACCTACCTGATTACACCCCATCGGATTATAACTTGGATGATAAGCGCCTTGGTTCATACGCTGGACGAGGGCGATGGGGATTGCTTTACCCTCATAAGCGACCCCACTAAAGCCCTCACACCAAAGCCCAGGCTCTCCTGAACTAGCACCATCGGACCTAAAATTTCCATAGAGGACTCTATAGCCCGTTATAGATAAATAATAATCATCACTATTGGTGGATGATCCTCTGTACTTAACAAAATCACGGGGATTTTCACTGTAACGCATGACCATTGCTGATTCAGGGCTCTTCCAGTACCAATCATCCCCTTTACCTTCAACAACCCGTATTCTGTAACGCACTTGAATATACGCATTAGCTTGCGGGTCAAAGTAAATATTATGTTCGGGCTCACTTAAAAACAGCGCTTTTTGTGCATCTGTTAATGATGACCATTTTGCGCCATAGCCCTTGGTGTTTTCGTCCCACTCACCAAAGGCGGAATAGCCTTGTGCCACCAAGTTATTGAGTAGCGTCACGCCTTCATATCTGCTTGCGCCGTATTGCACGTTGCCCAGCGGATACACCACGTCTTTGTCGGCAATTTTTTCATGCCATGACTCTAAAAACACCAGGTCTTTACGCGAGGTAATGACTTTATTGGTGGCCGTTTCAGCGGCGAATGCCACCTCAGCGTTGGCGTGTTGCGTGACTGTGCCTGTGGCCGAGTCATAGGTTTTAGTGCCGTCTGGGGCGGGTGGAAAGTAAATGTCATTGTCAATCTTGGAGGTTGTTTTAATAAAACTGAGCTTATGTTTAACCCCATCAATTAAGCACTCTGGTGTAAGCGTGCGAGAACTTCCTTCTGGCGTGTGTGTAGCTGGACCAAGCACGAGACGCGTTTGCCCAAAGGCTCCCATTCCTTCATTAATTACCTTAGACATACTTCTATTATTTTTCCCCCACTCAACAAACCCACTCCCAGCATATTGTTGTTTGCGCAACTCACGCAGTGCATCAAACTGGGCTTTGGTCATGGTGTGTGGATGCGGGTTTACACTTTGCGCTTGCTCTATCAATGTTTTGAGCGTGGGCGTTGGGTGTTTGTTGCCTTGTTGGTCTGTGAGTTCCACCGTACCTTGCTGGGTCTGCCAGTCTGTCATGGCTTGCGTGTTGTTTGCTAATGCGTCATACGTGCCTTGGTACTTTTCGTTAAGCTGCGTGTGTTTTTGTGTTACCTCGTTTAATGCATCGACTGCATTGATAAGTTCGGTAGTCATAATGTGCCTTTGTATTTTTCTGTATTTACTAAAATTTAAACTGGGAATAATTGGTTGATTTGCTGCGCTGTAAGCGTGTTATTCAATGCTGCATTGAGTGCCGTGTTTAGCTTGGTGTTTTGCTGTACAAGCGTATTAATACTGAGCGCGCACAACGCCGCGTTTGCTTTACTGTGCAGTGCATCTAATGATGTTTGTGCGCTTGCTGTGTTGACAACTTGAGCTTGAGCATTGATTGCTTGCTCTGCGCTCGCAACGCTATTACTTAAAGATTGGCCCAAGGCGTTGAGGTCATTTTTGACCTGTTCAATGTTTGTTTTATCCTCGTCTACTTGGGCGATGGCGGCGGTACAAATGGCGGCTGCGGCGTGACTGTGGGTTTTGTCGAGGCTCACCATTTCAGCGGCTTGCGTCACACTTTGTTTAAGTTCAAACACCGTTTGTGTATGCGCTGCGATTTGCTCAGCATGTGCGTGTACGTCACTTACTTTTGCCATAACCTCATTATGTGTAAGCACAATTTCATCGTGCTTGGTAATGACGTTGTTATTCGCATTTATAACTTGCGGATAAACGGCATCAAAGGCATTTATACGCGGTGCAACGCTCGCTAAGCTTTGCTTGTTGCTTGCTATTTCTTGCGCCATATTTTCCAAATCGCTGCTGGCAGTTAGAGCCACTTGCGCGAGTTCGGCTATTTTAGTGGGCGTGGGAATGTTTGTGGCTTCACCTAAAAAATTGGTAATAGCGTAAGTGTCGGCGGGGCTTGCAAACCAACCGGTTAACTCACTTTCGCGCCTATGCCATTTGGCTTGTAGCTCTGCAATGCCCTTAGCCAGTTTCGCGGGAGTTGTTGCTGCAAAGTTTTGCACTAAGCCGTAGCCAATGTTGTTGGCATTGGTTGCGGGATTAAACGTGGTGCCATCGAGCATACTGGCTTTTATTTGTGTATCGCTGATAACCTCAACCACTTGCAAAATGTGGTCTTGATCATCAATACGGAAGTACAGCAAATCGCCGTTTTGGGCTTTAGCCACACGCTCAAATAGCGTGTTAGTGCCTGTAATAATAGGGCTGTGTTGTTGTATTGAGATTGTGCCGATTGAGTAAGCCATGGTTAACCTCGCTTGTAAATTACGGCGACCTGTTTCACTTGGTCAGGGGAGTCAAAAGTGACGTTGTGACGTACTTGCGCGACCGTGTAACGCTCCTCAGATTGCGTGGGTTGGCGCATGCCTTTGCCGAGCATGGAACTTGAGCAAATCAGGTCGCCCGTTTGCAAATTGCCTCCTTCGCCACACACATTCATTGCCCCTTCGCCGCCAGCGTTGATTGATGCAATGTCGTATAAGTAGGCCAGTTGCTCCCACTCTTCAAAGCCTTTTAGTCCTGCGGGTTGTTCGTCTGTGAGCGTTCTACGGCGGGTGAAAATACCTCGGGCCGTAACGTCCATGGGGCTACTAGATAGCTTTGCTGTACATATCGCATTGGATATATCCGCAATGTGCATGAGTTCGTCATCGCATAGAATGTCGCCTGCGGCAGGGGTTAACTCCTTTGGTAACAGAGTTTCATGGGCAGAAGTATGGGGGCCTATTTCACCCTTACGGGCGTAAACCGCCCAGCCAACACCACTCACATCAATACCTGTTGATGTTGTTGATTTAATTTGAGCGGCAATCCGTGTACTATTGAGACCTAAATGCTCTGTAACGACTTTCTTTGAGAATAATGAATCTGACGAAACGGAAATAAATTTAGCCGAACCATTGATGGAGAGCGAAGCTGTCAGAGTAAGCGTTCTGTCGTAAAACTGTATTGAGGATGAATTAACCGTAACTTGGCCATACCCACTGTTTTTAAATTTAGCACCGGCATAAAACTGAACGGTATTAGAGAAAGCCGCTGAAGTTGCTTTAATCACTCCCTGAAATACATATCTTCTAGTTGACGGATCAAAGTAAACAACACGATTTTGATAGTCGTCTAGTAGTTCAAACGCACCTGACTTAAACCGAATTTTACCGGGTGTAATAGTCATACCCGTCACCGTGCCATTTTCGTCAACACCTAGCTCAGCACGCGCACCTAATTCATTTAGCGTCCCCGCGTGTGACTGAAGCGTTAAATATGCACTGCTAATTTGATCCTCGGAATTTCTTACCCGCGTCGCGAGATTTTGCGTAGCCGTTGCTGCACCCTCGGCCGTGGTTTTAACATCTGAGATTTGACTGGCGTTGGCATTGACCCCTTGCTCTATGTTTTCAGCACGTAAATTCAGCGCTGAAATGGCGCGGCTGTTGTTGTTTGCATCGGTTTGCGCTGTATCGACTCTGTTATTTACCGCCCATACACTGCCAGCAATGCTATTTGCGCGCAGCGTGAGCGTATTCAATGCTGAGTTATTGCCTTCTACGTCGCTTTTTACCACGCTCAGTGCGTCGTTTACGGCTCCTATGCGCTCGCCCATGCCTGTTTCAAGCCGTGTATTTGCGGCTGAAATGGCTTCGTCAGTACTTGTTTTGGTATAAAAGGTTTGATCTAGATAAGCTCTATTATCATTAACTTTACTTTCAAGTACTGTTTTAGCTTGTGATATGGCTTTATTAGCATCTACTTTTGTAATGAAATACGTTTCAATTTCGCTGTGGTTTTCATCGACTGTTGATGTTAGTTTGGTTATTTTTGTTGCAATGGCTTCGTTTTCTTTTGCTTGTGCCGCCGCTACTTCGACTATTACCGCATTGGTGTTATCGGTTTTTTGCTCTAAGTGCAATGTGCTTTTTAAATCAGCGTCAAACACATTCTCGCTGTCTAATGCTTGTTCGAGCACCGATTCGGCGAGCGCGTCCATTTCGTTTATGTCTGCTTTAATGTCTTTGATGTCTTGTAAATTAACACCCGTGACACTAAATTGTTGCCGCTGTACGAGAAGGCCATGTGTAGCAGTGGCGGTTAAATTGGGGGTGCCTTGGCCGTCGAATGTAATTAACAGCGGTTCGCCGCTGTCATTGGTTGCATCGTCGTTTAACTGTGCGTTTAGTAAGCCGTTTTCACTGTCTAAATTTACGTTAAATGATCGGCGGGCCAATTGCGTTTGTGACTTCGCATCGTTGAGTACCACCGCACACTTTTGCTCAAGCGTGGCGGGGTGCCATGTGTCGCCTAAGCTAAGCCAAGTGGGTGACTGACTTAACTCAAAGACCAGCCCCGTGACGCGCTCTGACGCGCTGAGGGCTTTGGTTTTAATATTGAATGTTTGCCACTGGCTTTTGCCAGTTACATTGATAGTGCGACATTGCCCACTGTATTCAGTAGCAGGCAATAAGCCCGCCATGGTGAGCTGCGCGCCGATCACCTTTTTTTGGGTGCCTTCGCCTGCAAATTGCCATTCGAATTGAGTGCCTATCCCCGCGTTATTCACTGAGGCGCTCAGCGTTATAGTATCGTGCGTTTTTGATAACGTTGTAATTGTTGGCTTCGTTGGTCGCGTAACCTCAAAGCTTATTTTTGCCCATGCGCTGTTGTAGCCTAACGCTGAACGAGCGCGCACGTCTATTTCGTAACTGCCCGACGAGAGCGTACTAATTAAAAACTGTGGCAACGTGCTGCTGTGCGAGCTTAAATGCCGTTCACCTTTGTGTATTTGTATATCAAACTGGGTGTGCGGGGATTGCCATTTTATCAGTATTTTACCGTCGTCTTGTGTATGAATAGTGAAGTTTTCAACGGGTTGCACTTTACGTGGATCGGGTAAAATGGTGTCGGGGATCGGCGGGCGCACGTTGCCATTAAGCCAGTTGTAAATGTATGGCTGGTGCTCACGTAAGCGTAATTTAAACCAGCCGTCGTTTAACATTTCGATGTGCATAAGCCTGAACGGTTTGCCCGCCAGCCCTAATTTTTCGTGATGAACGGGGATCACATCGCCATGGGTGTATTGTATTGCGCGCGGGCATACTTCAATTTCAAGAGTATACGACTCGCGCGAAAGCATAGCGATAACACGGGCCATCTGTCGTGCTTCATAGTAGTCTGTTATTGCATTCACTTTAAAGCGTGTATCAAGCACTTGGTTGTTGTCTTCACTGAGCCACTGCTTTGCGAGATCGCTGTCGGGCTCTGGGTAAATGGCTTGCTGTGTTGACCATTTTTGATCTGCGTCGGCAAATTCAACAATGACAGAATTAAAGCGTTTTGATACGCCACTTTCTTTGTGTTTTAACGCACCTCGGATCATGTTTTGCAAAATGGGCGCGTTAACGGGCGCGTCGTCTTGCTCAATGACTAAAGTCAACTTGCCGTCGATTACGGGCAACGTGGCGCGCATGGTTTTAAGCAAAGCATTTACATTGTCGAGTACGCGAGTGCCAGCGGTATCGAGGGCAATATTGGTTGTAAACAAGAATTTTTTATCACTGCTGCCCTGTGAGACAGGTACTTGCGTATTGCAAATGCGCGCACCCCGCGAAAATGACGCAATATCAATGTTAGCGGGGTTTTCGCCTTTACCATATCTGGGGTGTGTTAAATAGTCATAAAGACATTCTGCAGGATTGGTGCTGTATTGTTTGTTGTTGCTGTTTGCTGCTAAATTTTTGACTTTTGCGCCTTTGACCACGGCTTTGATGTTGGGGATGCCTGTGAATGGGGCATCGTCGTCAATGCTCCACTCTAGTCGTATATATGAGCAAGCAGTGCCTTGCAAAACATGCTTTTTATAAATTGGGTCCCAGCCAGCTTGACGCAAAAGCGGGTCATTGTACCCCGTCATTCCGTCTATAAAGTTATTAGCATATGCCCAGCGACGTCCATCTTTGTCATCATATCGACTATCAGTAATTTCATAATCACCGAGCCAAATTTGCTCAATTTCTGTGACGGGCTCAGACCAAGCGATCACCAGGTGTAATAAGTCGTTTTTAACATCGTCGTTGTCAGCGTCATTGGTATTCATAAATACGATTGTGCCCGCAATCATTCGACGGCCGTACACCACTTTAAGCGGGTCGTCTGAACTGGCTTTGGTGGTTAATGTACCCGTTTGCTGTTCGGGTATGTCGGGGGTCATCCAATCAAAAAGGGCTTTAATTGGAGAGAATAAAATACTGGCGAGATCGCTTAATGCGCCCATGTAATGACCTTTTTTACTTGTTAATACTTAGTGATGAGAGAGCAAGTTGCGACGACTCGAACCGCCCCCGCCGCCAGTGCGTGCAGGGGTTTTTCCTTCGCGGCCCCAAGGTATATCGGTGATAACTTGGCCGCTAAATTCAAAGCCGTTGTCATTGGGGTAAAATGCGTGCTGACTGTCTTGATTGGTTTTACGGCCACGACTTGCGGCGTAATCGGCCCACATGCTTGCGGCTTTAAAATCAAGGGTCGCTTTTTTGGGGCTTTCACTGCCTGATTTTTCGGTGAGAATACCTTTAAACAAGCTTATACTGCCTGCCACACGGTGATCTGCATGAAAATAAACGCGGCGGATCTCTACGGATTGGTTTAACCATTTTTGGTTGTTAAATAATGCATTTAAATCTTTGCTTTGCGCATTGAGTTGGATTGATATTTCGTCAATCTTAGGCTCGCTACTGAGCCGAATTCTAGGCGCTGACGTCCAAAAGCCGGGCAAATATTTAACTGCGTGGTGTACAACATCATGCGGTGCATCAGTAAAATTGAGTGTCGTATCGCTGAGCGTAATAGTTAATAAATGCGCGAATTTGTGCGGCGAATCGAGTAGATTTAAAAAATCATCTGGATAGCTAATCATGTGCGATCTCTTCAAATTGCAAGGTGATTTTTTGGCTTGCTTTGGTGGCTTCAAGATTGAGTTTTGTGACGTCGGTTTTGAGCGATAATTGAAAATGCACTTCGCGCCCAGCGTATATGTGAGTATTGCGACTGATCGCAGTTCGCAGGCTCGGGGTAAAATGCAGCGTACTTTGCCCTACGCCGTTAGTGTTGACATTTCGTGTGATCATGTAGACTTTGCGATGATTCGCAAACTGTATCAAATCACCCACTTTCAGTGCGTTGGTTTTTGTGGCGATAGCCCCACTGATAGGTACACTGGTTTGCATGGCCACTACGCTTGTACGTGCTTTGCTATTGCTACCAATGCCACTGCCCAACGGAGGCAATGGGTTGCGGTATGTGCAACGGCCAAATTGCCCGCGCAAAGACACTGCAAAGGCAAACAAGGCCATGCAATCGGCATACTCTAATGACGGCGTGGTGATATCTAAACAAAAATATTGCGGATCGCCAATTTGCGCTACATAGCTTTTACCCCCGTGACCGTTGGCAGTTTGGTTGTGGGTTTTTGAGCTGATCACAACGCCTTGCGGATCAACAAACTCGGCAGGGAATATCATAAATACCTTTGTTTTTTTATGCTAAATAGGTCTATCAAAGCGCTCTTGCACGTCGCGTAAAATGTCGTCTTTTTTGTTCTCAAACCACTCATCGAAACCGGCTGCATCGAGCGCGTCAACTGACATGGTAAAGTGATAGCTGTTTTGTGCTGCTTGGCTTGACTGCTGAGCGCTGGCAAGTTTATTAACAATGTTGTACATGGCATCGAGCTTGGCTGCAGATTCGTTTGTGTACACTCGCTCGCCTTTGTCGAGCAACCAAGTCCCTTCGCGCGGTACTGACTCAATACCATTGTGCGCCATACCCACCATGCCAGCACTGATACCCGTTATAGCTGCGGCCATCGGTTGAGTAACGGCCAGCGCTGACGCCATAGCTGCGGGCGCTGCAGGCGGGCCAACAATGGGAATGGCGGCGGTGCTGGCAAAGGCATTTAAGCCCGCAATCATTGCCATTGCTTGGGCTTGTGTAGTCATTAAACCCGCAGCACCGGCTGCGGTGGTTTTGTTGAGCAGTTTTTCAATGGCCCACACGGCTAAGCGTTTTGCAGCCATTTCGGCCAAGGCGGCAATGGTGCTTTTTACTACGCCGCGCATGACACTTTTCATTGAGTCGCTAAAGCTCTGCTGGGTCATTACCGCGTTTGCAACACTTTCGCCAATGCCTTGGGTAAAGCGGTCAAAGGTATTGCCCCACATGGTTTGATAATCAGTTGATGTTTGTGCCACTTGCGCTTTTAGTTGCGATAAAAAGCCTTGGTTTTGTTGTAATTGAGTAGCGTTATATTGCTCAGTGGCTTGAGTTGCGAGTAGTCGATATTGTTCGTCGTTGATCACCTTTTGGTCGTTGGCTTTGGCATATTCGCTGAGCTTAATTGCTAACTGAGCTCTTTCTTCGCTCCAGTCTTGCTCACGCATTAAGCGCTTTGTTTCGTAGTATTGCTGTGCTTGCTTGATCTGCGCGGCAAACGGGTTGGCTACTACAGTTTGTGGCTTGTACTCGGGGGCATCTGGGGTTACTGGGGGAGTAACGCCTGATAAGTCAACTTTTACATTGGCAATTTCGCTTTTCAGCTTTTTGATGGTTGAAAGGGCATTTGTAAATGGGGCGGTAATGCCCTCTTGTTGCTCAAACTCAGTGAGCTGCTGTTCTAAATTTTCAAGCTGCATGCCTGTGCGGCCCAAGGCGTATAAGCTTTGTTCGTGCTCTGCAATAAACTGACGAGCTTGCTGTTGCTGCACTTGCGATAAACTGCGGGTGCCGTTTTCGACCTCTTTTAAAATTGCTTTGGTTTTTTGATAAGCGGCGAGATTGCTTTCATAATCGCGGGCTTGCTTCTTATATACGTTATTTAAGTTGCGTACATTGCGCTGCATGATTATGTAAGCCGCGTTGTGCTCTCCGGCAATTTTGTATGTAGCGCTGTTCACTTGATAAAACAACTGCGACAAGCTTTGTATGCTGGTTTGTACCGCAGTTAAAATTGAATTTGCTAAAGTTTTGCCTAAGTTTGCAAAGCCACCGCTTGCCTTGGCGGTGTCGGTAAGCCACGCGCGTAAACCTTCAGTAACATATTTGATGGCGGGGGCTGCGGCGGCTACGAGGTGTTGCCACGCCCCGCCGAGCATGGCGCCAAGAGTATTAATTTCGAGGTGCGTGGCTTTCACGCCTGCGATCACATCTTGACTCATGACCAAGCCTAAGTCTTGGGCCAGCTTTACATTCGCAGCAAATTCGCCTTTGTTGCCGACGAGGGTGCCAAACATTTGGCTGGCTGAGTCGTTGATCTCGTCAAGCCAAAAACGCGCTTGGCTTTGGCTCATTTTATTGATTTCTTGGGTGAATCGTTCAAATTGCTGGGCGGGTTGTAACTGCTGCCACTCCTGCACACTTTGCCCTGTGACTTTAAAAAAGTCGGCCATGGCCCCGCCGCCTGTGAGCGCAAAATCAGTCACTTTGGCGTTGAGGTCTTTTATCACATCTGCAAATTGCTCTGACTCTAACCCCGCCACGCGCGTGGCAAACGCGTACGCCTGGTACTGCTCAACAGGCATACTAACATTGGCCGCTTGGCGGCGTATTTCGTCAATAGATTTAAGGGTGCGTTTAACCGCATACACCCCCGCACCGAGCGTGGCAGTACCGGCTAAAATACCGCGCCCCATATTTTTACCCAGCGCAACACTGCCGCGCGCAAGTGAACTCAACTGCTTTTTTGCTTGGGCCACATAACTAGTGGTCGCTTTACGCGCGCGCGTTAACTCTTTGCGCAAAACCGCAGAATTAGCGCCAAGTTGTATATTTAAGCTGGCGAGTGTACTCATTTATTCTGATCCCCATGCTTTTAAATAAGCGAGTGCTTGCTCGTTATTGAGTTTTTTGGACTGTTGTGTTGTGTGCGCGGCGTCGTGTTGTAGCTCTTTGAATGCAATGATTTCTGCAATGTCGGCTTTTGTTGCTTTTTGGCGCAGTTCGGACGGCAAGCAACCCAGCTCAAGCGCCACACTGATAATAGCGATTTGCCAACCGTCCTCTTTTAGTTTTTTTTCAGCTCCTCAATATCATCTTGAGTGACATTATTAAGCTCTTGCGCGGCGGTAAATAACTTGTTCATCGGCGCGGCGGGTAACTCTGATATAGCTTGAATATCATCGCTGTTAAATATCAAACGCCCCTCTTCATCAACAACTGTTTTCACAATCAAACTGGCTTTAATGCTTATATCTTCACGCATTTCGCCTGTGTCGTTCATGATTTCACGCTCCCACTGTTCTTGCATAGAAAGCGTTAAAGGTTTAACTCGTACTTCACCAAGGCCGTCGATATAGACAGATTTAGACGCTGGCAAACCTAATTTTGAAAAAAAAGCTGCTTTATTTAAGGCCATTATGCAATTCCTCCATCTTTGTTAACTGCGCACTTAACTATAAGATTAAGGTGGTTGTCTTTTTCAGGCTCTGATACTGTAAAGCCTGCAAAAACAATGGTTGCTGACCATGTTGGGCCATCGGGTACACTCACTTGGCATACACGCTCTTCCCCCGCATTACACGCGGCTTTTACTTCTTGCTGACCTGGATCGTCGGCATCATATTGAAAAGTTATATCGCGCTCGCCGCCGTCTTTGCGGTTTGATTTGGCATATTTTTCTTCAGTGTCAGACAATGTTGATACATTGTTTAATTTAGCCTCTGAGCCTATGTTACCGCCTAGGCCATCAAAGCCTTTGACTTCAAGCATTGAACCATCTGTTTTGGTGATTTTGAACTTAGAACCATCTGGAAAAGTTGGCATTGTTATTCCTCTTCATAGTTAATTGTAAAATCATGCATGCGACGATGCGTGCCGCTGCCATCGTCGAGGCTGGGTATTTCGCTTTGCTCGACGATGCTTTTAATGTGTATGTTGCCGATCAGACCGCGCTGTGTTGGTAGTGTGGTGCGCACGGATTTGGCAATGGTTTGCGCCTCTTTAAGTGAGTTGGCCACACTGTTAATTTGTACCGTGGCACTGCGATAACCTGTGTTGTCGAGTGTCGTCACTGGTTTACTATTAATAATTTGATAACTGATCGCGGGTAATGGTGTATTGTTTGGGATCGCATGGTGATATATGCGGTTATGGCCAACGATGGCATTGAGTAAACTGGTGATTGCTTGCTCTAACATAAACCCTCTTTAGCCCTTAGCTTTTTTTATTGCCAGTTCAATGCGGCGCTTGAGCTCGGCACGGGTGACATCAATAATTTGCTGATCGTTATTGAGCAGTGCCGGGCGAATAAAGGGCTGTGGCTGAATGCCCGGATGAAAATTATTTTTACCTTGGCCAACTTTGCCACGACTGCGCTTTGATTTGGCATTTAAGTCGTGCGGCTTTACGCCTGTTTCAAGCCAATAGGCGTAAACAGCGGCGGGTATGTCGCTGCCGCTGGCTTGTTGAATGGCCCGTACGTTATAAATGCCAACATACACGGCGGCATCGTATAATTTATGTGTTTGTTTTTTATTGAGCGTGGTTTTGGTTTTAATCGACGCCGCCAGTAGCCCCGTTTGGGGCTCAAAGTGGCGTGTTACCGCGCTTTCGATGGCATTTTGGGCAATCTTGCCACCCGCTTTTAACGACGCCCGCAATGCTTTAGGTGCAACGCTTTGATCAAGCCTGGTAAGTTTCTTTTCAAGCTCTTTCATGCCCGTGATTTGGCTGTTGTATTGCATTTTTTACTTTTATTTGTTGCGTGTTAAGTCAAATATAAGGGTGCGATTAGCCAGAGCGACATTGGTTATGTCGTCTACCTTGTATTGAGTGCCGCTTATGATGATGCAATCACAGCGTTCAAAATCTGGCCGATAGTCGCAAGCAAAGCTAGCGCTAGCGGTGCTTATATCGAGTGTTTCACGATTGACTATGCCGCCGCGTTGTTTTTTAAAACTGCCGTGTATGGTGGCGAGTATGCGTGCTTGCTCGGCCATGCCGATGTCAGTGGGCACTTGTTCGCACACGGTGAGCGTGGCGCGATGGCGTTTTTCACTGGGTTTTAATCGCATAGTTAGTTACCCCACAAACACGCCGATAAATGGCTTAATGGCCGTTTTATACGCGAGCGTTGCATTGCTCACCTTGTGGCTGTCGGCCTCGGTGGTTTGCCAAAGCGAACCGAGCTGCAATAGCACGGCGGTTTCTAAATTGCGGAGATGATATTCTTTTAATGTGTCTAAGATGATCGGCGCTTCGGCGTTGTCGGGTACTTCACTGGCCGTTTGATAAATATCGCGGCCAATGTCGGCAATGACGAGGCCAATGGCTTGCGTTATTAAAGCGCTGATTTTGTCGTTGTCTAAGTCGTCGTCAATGACAAGTTGCTGCTTTGCGCGCTCGAGTGTGATCAGCATGGTCGCCTCTTTTTTTAAGCATAAAAAAGCCGCGCGCGGCGGCTTAGGTTTTGAATTTAGATTGCTTTAGCAGTGCCGCTATTAATTAATTCATTGGCGATGCTTTCAGGCCTACGAGTTGTGTCACCTTTGACGTAATTTTCATAGGATCGCAAAAACTCGATTGTTTGGGATTTGCTACTCGGTGTAGGTTTACTTTCGGGTTGTTTGGCTTGATTTATCTGCTGCTGATAAAAATTCCATGCCTTATCGCGCTCCTCTGCCGATGGCTTTAAGTTTTTAGTTTTACCGTTGTCGTCGAATATTTGCACTTTGATTTCGTCAACATTTGGTTTTTCAGTTGGTGCCTCTACAGCTAACGCGACAACGAACGGGGCAAGTGCTTCGTCGATACCATCGAGTTTTATTGAAATGTCATTTAATTGTTCAGGCGTAGGCGTGATTAATATTTCTGATAATGAGGTTAATAGTGGGGAATCAGTGGTCATCGGATAGAATACCTTTTAAAGTGGGTTGAGGCGCGATTGGCCTCAACAAGTTTTTATTTATAGATAATGTGTAGAGTTAAACGTAATATCAGTACCAAGCACTAAGCCTTCTAAATGCCTAAAACCAATATCATTCGCTGTCACAAGGCGTAAAACGCTTTCATTATTACTAAATGCAGATTGTAAATTTCCGCTTGCATCGTGATAGGTCGCTTCTTTACTGAATGAGATTTCCCACACACCCGTATCACCAATCAGTACATCACTAAAATCAGCTAAATAAATCTCTGACTGATTGCCGTTAGTACCTAAGTTCGCCGGAATATTTGTGGTCTTATTAAATGGGATGCCTTTTAAGAATCCGTTTTCCATTTCTGGAAAGACTTTATTTCCTCTGTCATTAGTGAGATCTGCCAAGAATCGAGCTGTACGAGGTGCCAACAACCACCCATTTTTACGCATTTTAGAATTTGATTCCTCAAGCGATAAAATTAACCCCCCTAAATATTGATCGATATTTTGTTGTGTCAATTCACCTGTAAAAGCAATTTTACGCCCTGCCTCTAATGCAGTTGATCTCATGCCCTTTGGATCTGAGCCGCTACCATCACCACGCATAAACTTTACATCTTGATGTTCTGCGGTGGCGCTTATCATGTCAGTTAAGAATAATTGCTCCGTGTTGTAACCTGCATGACCTATAAGTTCGTTTGATATTGGCACAATAGAGGTTTGAGTTTTAGCGCTTAACTTAACATCATCAGTTCTAGGGTTTGACGCCTTGGCTGGCTGACTTTCGCCCTTATAACTTGATGTTGCACCACCGGCTAAACGTGGAAAAGTAGCGTTACCGTTTGGTAATGGCACTTGTCTAGCGCCTGAAGCACGTACCACGCTTTCAGGTCTTAGCAATTCGATTACTTCATTTTGCCAATCTTCAGGCACAAGTGCTGCCCCTGAGTTTGCTGCTGTTGATACAGCCATGGCAACGTCTTTATCACCAATTTCATTAGCTGCAAATTTTTCAGTCAGCGATAAATCACCTTGACCAGCGGCAATTGCCATTCCTAAACGCGCAAGCCTAGCCCCTTTATAATTTTCAGGTGCTTTTTTAACATGCACCGCTGGCGCGCCTTGACCTTCTGGTGCTGTAACGTCTGTTGCATCAGCAATCGCCAAACCTTGCGCGTATTCAAGGTTTGAAATTTTATCTTGTAGCTCGGTGATTTCGGTTTGCAGTTGTGCAAACTCTTTTTCGTCGTCGGCGCTTAGCTGGCCGTCGGTTTCTAGCTTGTTTGCAAGCTGCTTTACACGCTCAACTTTGGTGTTGTGCGCGGCTTTAAGGTCAGATAGTTTAAACATGGCTTTACCTTTGTTTTGACATAAAAAAAAGGCCACACACGGCGACCTTTAAGACTGGGTTTTTGATTTTAAAATAGTTTTAAAATAATTTTATTTTGATTCTTAATTGCATTTATTTTGGTTTTAAAGTGATTGCAATGCGCTGGCTTGTGCAATCATGCGTTGGTTACTGGCTTGCTGGGCAATGTTGCCAACAATGCTGTTGATGGCGTCTTGCGGAGTGGCAAGGCGATCAGCCAAACCTAAGTCGATGGCCTTTTGGCCTAAGTAAGTGTCGGCTTGTGTGGCTTTCACCTTGTCGGCGCTTAAATTGCGGTTTTCGGCCACGTAATCGACAAACATTTGATAGGTTTCGTCGATGCTGGTATTTATGCGGGCGGTTTCGGCGTCGCTTAGTGCCATGTCGGGGTGAAAGTCAACTTTAGTAGCGCCGCGAAAAAAGGTGTGAATTTTTGCACCTTGCTGCTCGTAATGCTCGGTGAGATCAAGACGTTTTAAGTACACGCCAATTGAGCCAACCCCTGCTGTTTTAGAAATGATGATTTCAGTACAAGCACACGCGATAAGATACGCACCGCTGTAGGCGTTCATGTTGACGATGGCGCGTATGGGCTTTTTGCTTTTGGCTTGTTTGATGAAGTCGGCACACTCAAACCCGCCTTGGGCGCTGCCGCCGCCTGAATTTATATCGAGTACGATCTCTTGTACGCTGTCGTCTTTGAGCGCGGCGTTGATTTGATTTTGCAAACGCTCGTAGCTCATGACTTCCTCGCACGCGCCATCAATCAAACCCATACGTGGGACCAATAAACCATGCACGGCTATAACCGCGATTTTATCGCCTTGCTCTGGGTCGCCGACCACATACTCTTTGGTTTTTTTAGCGGCCATGCTCGGCTGGGTCGTGAGTTCGGCACTGCCCAGTAAACGCTTATGTAAAAACTCACTGACGGTTTGCGCCAGTGTGCCGGTTGCGAGCAATGGGGTGTTAAACGCCATTGCGGCAATGTGTGGGTAATTTATCGCTGACATATTGCTTTGATCTCTTCTATTTGCTTTGCTGACGCGGTGTTTAACTGCTGGTGAATTTCGTGGTTTTTACTGTCAACCATGTTCAGCGGTGACAGGTAAATTTCGCCCTCTGGGCCTAGCGGCGATAAATTCTCTAGGCGGCGTATGTCGTTCACCGATAAAAAGCCCCACTGACGGCCTAATGCATAGGATTCGTAACGGCTTTTTAAGTCGCCCCGCATTAATGCGCTTAAGTTAAACTCTATGAAGTAATCGGCGCGCTCACTCATAAGTAGTAAGTCGCGGTGCATGGCGCTTTCCCAGCGCTTGATCCACGGTAATAATGCAAACACTAAAAAGTTGAGGGTGTTTTGTTCAACGGATTTGTAAGACTCGCCTGCTGTTTCTTGCAGCATGTTAAGCGGTATGCCGTAAAGCCTTGCTATGTCGGCAATGCCCATGCGCCGCGCTTCGATTAGCTGAGCTTGCTCGTTGGTCATGGCGGCTTGTTTGTAAGTCATACCCTCTTGTAACAGGGCGACTTTAAACATATTGCGCCAGCCTGAATGCCGTTCGGCAAATGAATTGACAATATTATCAACTGCGTTTTGTGTGGTGAGCTTTTCGGCTTCTTTTGGGCGCTCGATAACGCCAGTTAAAACCGTGTTGTTATTGAAGCTATAAGCAGCATGTTTTTCAGTTGCCAGTGCTAGGCCGACTGTATCGGCGGCAATTTGCAGCGGTGAACACCCTAAGAAGCCATCTGTTGATGGGCCTTTTACATGGTGTACGTCGTCCATGCTGAGCGTTTTGTTTTCGCTCGGCAAATGATAATAAGGTAAGCCGTCGCCGCCTTTTAGCACCCGTACATTGTCAGGATGTATGGGGATCAGTTCTTCAACCTGCATTTGTTTATTGCGCTGAATAAGCGCAATGTGATTGCCGTTGGTCCCTAAAAAACCTTGGCCTGTTTCAAAGTATTCAAAGGCGGTGTCTTTTTTGTTTGGTTGGTATCTAAGCACACTGTAAAGCGAGTGGCCTTTAGCTTTTACTCTGTGCTCACCATCGCGCTTAAACAATTCGCACGGCATACTGGCGACTGATTCGGCCAGCAAAGTAACACAACGATAAACTGCGCTGTTTGCCTTGGCTGTTTCTGGCGTGACCATAATACCTGACTGACTGCTACGCGCTGAGCTGCCACCTATGGGCCAGTGTTCGCCTATGGTTGTGTTGGTTGTGTTGGTACTAAAAAAACCTGTTGTAAACATGGCTACTCGACCCTTTTAGCTGGCTGTTTCGCGTAGGCGTTAAAACGTGCGAATAGGTACGAATAGGCAATGAGTGCCGCACCTAACACACAAAAGCCCAGCGCGGGGCTAAATAGCCATGCGCCGTACGATAAAACCGCTAAGCCTAACCAGCCTATGATCATGCTGAATATGTCTTTTAGCATCCGACTTCTCCTGATTCGTAAACTGATTCGGTGTCTTCTGTTGGGGTTCGCATTTGTAGCATGGCCTCACCCATTGCCATTATTAGCGCCACAGCCCCGTCTATTTTGTTGATGGCTTTTTGTTTGACTGGCCGCACTACGTCGTCGTTGCCTTGTAAGTTTTTGCCAACGACGTTGCTTATGTTCCATGTCATGATGGGGTTGCCGTCATGGTGAAAGCGCCCGCTTGATATAGCGGCTTCTAGCTCTTTCATTGGATCTGATAAATTGGTGAAGTTTTGCGTAACGGTGACGACATCGAGCGATTCGTCTATTAAGTCATGCGCTAAGTTGGTCGCGCCGTGCGGATCTATCGGTACGCTGAGAAATGGTGTTTCTAAACGCGCGGCGAGTATGTCGGCTTTGATTTCTCGATAGTCTATCTCGCACCCGTCGGTAATATTGAGCAAGCCTTGCCCAGCAAACTTGATGTATATCTCGCCAAGTTTTTTGTCTTGGTTGTTGTATACCTGCTCATACGGCACCCAAAAAAGCGGGCTGATACAATACCAGTGGATCTTACCTTTGATGTTGCGCCAAAACACGCGCGGCCCTGCGTTCATGTCGAGCTTACGCGCAAGGTCGAGGCCGATCACCGCGTCTTTGCCTGCAAAGTGTTCTAGCTTGAGGTTTTTATCTTTGCATTTTCTCCAATCTTCCATATTAAAAAAGGCGGTTTTTGCACTAACCCAAATATTTAAATGTTTGGTTTTAAATCGGTTGGCAAAGCGTGGATTCTTTATGGCTTTTTGTTGCTGTGCCAGTAAATATGTTGCTTTAACGCTTATGCCATAATTTGGATTGGCTTTTTTTAATATTTCGGGGTCGGTCCAATCGTCGCCGTCATCTAGACCATAAATGAGTGCGAATAAGCCGTCGTCGTCGTCAGATTCGAGCATGGATTTGCAGCGTTCTTCGAGGTCGTGACATGGCCCTGTTATGTTATCCCCAGCGGTGGTGATAACTAGCATCATGGGCTGTTCACGCGACCCCATGCCTGTATCGAATGTGTCGTACTGATCGCTGGTTGGGTGTTCGTGATATTCGTCGATGAGACCTGTATGCGGGCTACTACCATCCCCCGGTTGACCGATCACCGGCTCAAACTTTGAACCGTCGCTGAGCTCCAGCTTTTTGGCATTGACTTGAATACCAAAGCGTTTGCGTAGCGCTGGCAGTTTCGACACCATTAACTTTGCGGGCTTGAATACTTCCCACGCTTGCTTTTCGTTTGTCGCCCCGCAATAAACTTCGCTACCGAACTCGCCATCTGCTACAAAGCTAAATAAACCAATCCCTGCCGCAATAATGGATTTACCATTTTTACGCGGGACCTTTAAATAAACTTCTCTAAAACGGCGGTTGCCATCGGATTTATTTACCCAGCCAAACACACAGCAAAAAAAGAATAACTGCCATGGCTCAAGCGTGATTTTTAGCTTTTTCTTTAACCACTCACCCTTAGTGTGCGGTAGCTTTTGCATGAAACGACACACGCGCTCGGCTTTGTCTTTATCAAATTTATAAGCAAAATTTTTGTTTTCTTTGGCGCGCTTAAGATCGTTTAGATGCCGTTCACATGCTAAGCGCGTTAAACGACATACTGGAATTTTGCCCGCGCATACGTCACGCGCATATTTATTGGCCGCATTTACGTTCTCGTAATTCGGCGCTTTGTATGCTGTTGACTTGGCTGACATGCATTAACTTATCTCTAATTAAAATTCGGCGAACTCGTTTTCTTCATCCTCACTTTTACCGCCGCCACACATAAAGCGCGCACGCGCCATAGGTGTAAGACCTAAGCGATCAGCAAGCTTTAAAGATTGGTTAGTGAAAATATTATGCGCAGTGACAAGCGGATGAACTTTTAAACCGCCAGTGCCCGCCACATCGACAAACTTTGATGTGTCGGTAAGTTCGGCTTCAATTTTTATCACTTTACTGATTGCGTTACAGTAGTTGACAAGGTGCGGTATATCCTCTGCTGAGAATGACTTTCGCTCGAACATGATTGCTAAATTAGAGTGCCAAGCATCAATGGCGTGCTCGTCGTGATTCAAAAGCTCTTTAGGACATTTCGGTTTGCCTTTAATGTTCGGATCACCGACAGCCATCCCCCCTTTTTGACGACCCCCGCCGGGTGCTCTAATTTCTGCCATTTTTAACCTGCAACAAATGTTAATTTGATGATCGGAATATGATCACAATCTGATCAAAACGGGTTTCTTATTTTTTGCGTATAAAAATATTGGAGGATGGCGGTACTTAGAACAGTGGTTTCATCTGGACAATTTGACCCCCATACCCCCTGAAACGTACGTTTCTATTGATGTATGCGTGTATTTTTGACGTATTTGGGCAACTGTTTTGTTCCTCTCCCATGCTGTTTTAGAATCAGCACAGGATTTACAGAAACAAGACAGGTTTTTACGGCTTTCAGTACCACCTTTTGACACCGGAACAATGTGTTCACACACAGTACCAGGTTTAACAATTGAGGGAGTACCGAGCAAACAATTCAAACACAAATGGTTAGCATCAGCTTTGACCTGTGGTGCTATCTCAGTTCGCCACTCTTTCGTTTGATATACTCGCTTACCTTTGCGGCTTTGTTGCTGCTGATAGCTACCCCAACTCGCTTTAGATTCGTGCTGCTTGCAGTAGCCATGGCGCTCTGTTGTTCTGTTACCACAACCGCGCTCACGGCATCGCTTAGGTGTTGCTGCTGGCATAATAAACCGCCTAATGTATTTAAAATATACTGATGAAATACACTTTAAATATAAGTCGCTCACTGTCGTACTGTTTTGCTCTACAGAGTATTAGCCGCACTTCAAGCGCAAGTACCGCAGCGGCGAAGCCACAACCATAGCTTGAAAGATACAAACCAAATTTAATGAACGCTTACAGTGTTGACAGTGAGCTAATGCTTTACTTATTTTGAATGAGTGCAACAAGCTTACTCTCTCATTGCAACTAGAATAAAAAGGGGGAAGTACTCCCCCTTGGTCATAGGAGTCATGAATTTTTCACATTCCGCCAAACCTTTACTTTGCTTGTATCAGTGTATCGAGCTTTTTATCTATTGAATCGAGCCGCTTCTCTATGCGCTTCTGATCTTCATTACGCTGATTTTGCACATGATTAATTGACTGCGTGTTCACAGCAATTCGCTTATCCATGTCTGACAAAACCCACAGACCAGACACAACCAGTGCCACGGTCGTAATAATGTGTGCAACATTAATTTCTTTCTTCATGTGCCAGTGATTATCCGCCACATCAACCCCCTAAAATGGAATGACAAAGCCAGCTTAAAAGCTGACAGTTTGTTGTATTCGCTCACCTATCCATTGCAACTGCGGTACGGCAATAGAATTGCCGATTGCCCTTAGCCGAGCATGTATCACACATTGCTCTGCGGGCTTGCCACGGTAAGGTATGCGGGTGTAATTATCAGAAAAACCAAATAGACGCTCTTTTTCTACTGCCGTAAAAACTCGTAAATATTCACCATCATCACAGGCGGTGCCTACTTCATCACACACAATGACTTGATTACCTGATACTGTTGTTATGTCTTTTTCTGTATGTGAAGTTATGCACCCTGAGTACGATCTTGGTATGCCTTTTCCAGCACTGTCAGTACATTTGAAGGTACTTTCTTGTTCATCTTTTTGAGTCGTTGATAAATAGAACTCATCATTTGAACGCTGAAAAAGTATCGGCGCTCGATTGGTCCAGTTTCCAAAGTCTGCAAGAGCGAACACGCGGCGGCGTTGCTGGGCGACTCCGAAATATTTAGCGTCAAGAGTCCGCCATTCAAGGAATGCTTTGTCGGCACTGTATGCAATGCCGGAATTTTGCCAGCCTTCTTTTGGGACTGAATGTTGCAACCCAGTAAACGCCCGGATAACTTCAGAAAAGTCT